GTTTTGCACATCTAGTATTATACCAAAGTGTGCACCTGAGAGGGGTCGAACCTCCACAAACCCAGTTCCGAAGACTGGTGCCCTATCCATTAGGCCACAGGTGCGTATGTTTGTTTTTAAATTTTATTTTCTATTGCTGTCTTTTTTTATGGCGATTAGAACATCTCACACCGCATTTTACCACTAATTGATTTAATCCGAAGTATAATCCAAAAGTACTCAAAAAATAGTATAATCGCCCTATCAGCCGAGATGGCGGAATGGTAGACGCGCACGTTTCAGGAGCGTGTGGAGCAATCCATGGAGGTTCAAGTCCTCTTCTCGGCACAGGTTTTATCGCATATAATAGACCTTTGTAAATTAAAGCCCGGGTGGCGAAATGGTAGACGCGCAGTCTTGAGGTGGCTGTGAAGTAATTCATGGAGGTTCAAGTCCTCTCCCGGGCACATTTATTTAACAAACAAAAAGGGCAATTAGCTCAGTTGGTTAGAGCGCATCGTTTACATCGATGAGGTCACAGGTTCGAGCCCTGTATTGCCCACCTGGTAATTTTTGATAAATTAGTTAAAATATAAAAGCGTTTAAAACGCCAAGCTAGCCAAGTCGGTCACGGCACATGTCTGAAAAACATGGGATCTTGGTTCGATTCCAAGGCTTGGCACAGTTCTTTAAAAGTTTATTTACCTAGAAAAGAAAAAAGCATTTGTTTGAGAAAGTTAAAAACAGCTTTAAAGAGATCAGCTCCTATGAGCACAGTTTTAGTCGCTATTTTTTCCGCTGATTTTGCAAACACTTTATTACTTTGATTTTGGAATTCTTCGTAGTTAGACATATGGGAATTATAAAACCCTCTAGGTCAAATTAACAAGCGAGAGTAGTTCAGTGGCTAGAATGTTTCCTTGCCAAGGAAAAGGTCGCGGGTTCGAATCCCGTCTCNCGCTCCATATCGGACTGCATTTGCAAAAATGCCTTCTTAGTCCGATCTATCGAGCTATTTTCAGGTTCGAGCCACTCATTTTTCCTAATTACGCTTTTTTCAGTCTCTTTGATGTACACAAATGCGTTTTTGGCGTTGATTCGGACTATTCTGTCTTTTAGCTCTAGGTTCGAGCCAAGTATCCTTAACACCATCCTTTTGGCCTCTGTGTCGTAGGAATGAAAGATTTTGGTAACATTTGCTAAGAAGGCAAGCACTTCTTCCATAACATTCGTCCAATCAGCTAAGCCATCATTTGCAATGGTTTCCTTGGTTTGTTTTTCCTCAACCAGTAACCGACCTTTTTCCTTTTGATAATCCTCTTCACTTATTAAACCTTCAATTTTCATTCCGTATAAACTCTTTTTCTCAACAAGTATTGCATCTATTCGTTTTGTTAACTTGCTTTTTTGCCCTCTTTCAAATTCGAATTCTCTCTCATTCCTTCTTCTGAGATTTTTACGAACCCACGTAACAAATGAGGGTTTAATCTCAAGACTGTCAATAAAAGCAATTACTTGCTTTTCAACCTCGATCGCATTCAAATACTGTTGACTGCACGGGCCCTTCTTTTTAACACATCGAGCATAAATAAAAGTCTGCGAAGTGCCATTTTTGTAGTTCTTCAATTTGCGGTCGCAAGTGATTGCCGAACCGCATTCGCCACAACGAAGGGTTTTCATAAAATAAAAGTCATTCGTGAATTGGTGGATTTTGGCTCTTCCATCAATAATATCCTGAACACGTTGATATTCATCAAGAGTAACCATTGGTGTATGTTTCCCATTAAATCGCTCTCCATTGTAGTCAAAGAGCCCAGCATAAAACACATTCCTAAAGAATCTAAATGCCTCTGTTCTGCTCACGGGCTTATCTGTTCTTTTGCTTTTTAAACCTATTGCCGAAATTTTTTCTAATGAACTCGCAACCGTTTCATTGCCAGTGAGCATTAACTCCCACCACGAGCGACATAAGTTAAATCTGTTCGGATCCGGAAGAACTTCTTTTTGACCCTTTGGTCTAACAGGATCATTTAAATATCCCAACGGAGCGGAGCCAGGTCGCCAGCCGTTTTGAACCTTAGTGTTCATTCCTCTTTTTACATTATCGGAAAGGTCTTTACTAAATTTAGTTGCCATACCAAATTCGATAAAAAGAAAGGTAGAGTTGTTGCGATCGTAGTCCATGGTGGGGGTGACGATCAACATGCCGTTATAGTCGACGTGATCGATCAGGGTGCCACCTTCTTTAGCATTCCGACAAAGTCGATCGGCCTTCCAACAGAGAATGTGCTTTACCTCACCCTTGGAGACTCTTTCAACCATGGCTGTAAATTCTGGACGATGATCAGGACGCTTAGCTGATTTGCTCTCTTTGTAGACACCCAGCACCGCAAACCCCTTATCCTTGGCCAATTCTTTGCAGGTACGTTCTTGATCATCCAGGGAGAGGATTTGACGCTCTTTATCCTCGGAAGATTTTCTACAGTATATAAAGCAAGTATTCATGTTATTTTGACTACCAGGTAAGATTATTCTTACTTCTGGATTGTGTTGATGTTAACTCTGTTGCGTTTGTTTGCAAGTGATTTTTCGATTAGGGTATCGACCAATAACAATAACGCCGTCGCTTGCTCAAAAGCCTGCTCATCAGTTAGCCTCACCCCATACTCTTTCAGAGCGATTTCCTTAAATTCATCAAGCTCCTCACGCGTTACAAGAGAATTTGTAAGTATTGGGGTGTTATCGTCATTTGTTGATCTTTGAGCAGCAATTTCTGTCATCTTTATAACTAAAGGTACAGAAACTGTTGATTTACCTCAATAAACTTTGTGAGTTAATTTGTCCACTTATGTAAATATGTAGGAAGCTTGTGTACATTACTGATCAAATACTCTGAATTTGCTATGATAAAAGCATGCCAAACCTTTTTCGTCAGGAGAAAAAGCAGCCATTTATGTACTCTGCAATAGAGACACGTAGGAGTAAACCAAGTTACCCTGGTTGGATTATAGGAGGTGTTTTACTAGGAGGTTTATTACTTGGGGTATACCTAATTCTTACCTAGTGACCTTGACTCTGGAGGGTATGTTTGTTATATTAACAGTACCGAATGACCTTTGTGGTGAAGGTACCTTACTTTTAGGGAACTGTTGACACTAGCAATAGTGATTCAACTTAGCCACAGAGGTCGCTTTGTTTAATAGGGCTTCCACAAATCTTCTTCTCTTTTCCTGATCATCTTATAAAACGAGTCGTCCTTTTTGTTGTATTTTCTGTAAATTGCACCGCATACCATATCGGCCAGCTGCAAGAGGTTGTTACTTTTGGAGTCCTTGTGTCGAATTTCTCCAATGAGTTTATTCATGTCAGTGTTTAGTTTTTTCTTTAAGTACCGATTGAACTTTTGAATGAAGGCTTTTGACTGAGCCGTTCTATCAACAAAAAGCGAGGCATTCTTAACTCGGCCCTGAGCTCTAAGGAATAGTTGGTCTGTGACCAGCATGTATAAACTCTCTTCCGGATTACCTGGTTCACGCTGTGCCAATTTTTCTTTGTCGATGACTATCGTTCGATACCGAAAGTCAAACTTAGACAGCTTGTGAAGAAACACCGTCTTAAACTTGTTCGATGTGCCAGTGCTAAATTTAAACTCTTTGGTTGCTGGAAATTTAAGTTCTGTGTGTAATTCATTGATAGCTTCGTTTGCTTTTGCTGCGCTTTCGAGATTGTCAAAAATAACGATTGTTAATACAAAGTACCTACTGGAGGCAGTCTTCAACTTGAATCCAGTATCCCCAGATTCATCCATAAAAATGAGCATCGCTAGTGGCATAAGCCCCCCTTTAAAACAACGTTCATTCCATCTTGAGTAAAATCCTCTGGAACAGAAAAAAAGTTGGCGATCTCTGCAACCGTAAGATGTTTAACCTTTTTGAGCTCCTTGTTTGGCATGAGAAGTTCTGCAGCAAAGCATTGTGCTTCATACTCTTGCTTAAAGGCGGTGAATTGGTCTCGGCTTTCAAAATAAAGATGATTCCCTTGGTGTAAAAAGTGATGTCCTAAGGCGTGTGCAATGAGCTCACGCTGTTTTTTTGGGGACTCGTTTTTGTTAATGCCAATACTATCCCCGAGATAAACCTCCTTTACTCTTCCATGAAACGACCAAGTATCAAGCGTTAGCTCTTCACCATCAATAATTGTCTGTAAATTAACTGGGGCAGTAGTCAGGTGATACTTTCGCAAAACCTGCCTAGCCCTTTTTTGGGCTTTTATCATATTTTTTATTCCTTCTGGACTTCACATATTCGATGTAGTCCAGAACGGTTTGCCTTTCACGAACAGTCATATCCTGAACTTCCTTCAACATTAAAGTGAATGTAGCGTCCTCTTTAACTTTTTTACTTGTTTCATCCCAATAGCCAGCTTTGTTTAGCAGTAGTTCGTAAGGAATGTTGTACGCCTCAGCTAATCCTTTGAGTTTAAAAGGAGAAGGATGAAGATATTTCCCTGACTCTAAGTTGGAAAGATAGCCGCGTGAGATAGCTGCTTGGACCTCCAGCTTCTCCTCAGAGATAGCTTGTTTTATTAAGTCGATGACAACACGAATGGTGTAGCCTTTTGCTTCTCTAACAGATCTGAGATATTCCCAAACGGTGGCAAAGTCGTCTGGTCCCTGAAACTTGGTTTTAGGTACTGGTGTGTTTTTCATAGATAAAAATTGCTTCGCTAATTTATTGTAGCAAATAAAGTAAGAAAACTCTTACTAATCATACTATAATGAGAATAGATTACATAAATGAACATAAATCATCATAAAGTTTATTGAAGTAAATTACAAGAATCTGTACTTTATTATTAAAGATGACAACTACTGCCCACAAAAAGACAATCTACATCAATAAAGACAAGAGAGTTCACAGTGAACTCTTTGATGAAATCAGGCTTACCAAAGGCCTCTCCAGATTTCAGTTGGCAATAGACGTTGAGCTTTCTCCACAAACAGTCAGGCGGGTTTTAGTTATCGGCGGTGACCCACGACCTTCGACTGTAAAAAAAGTCGGCGATTACTTAGGTATCCCTGCTGGTAAATGGTATATCGACAGAGAACCACTAGATACGACTGACGTTCCTGAAAATAATGCAATCTAGCAAAAAACAGCAAGGCCTATGAAAAGTTGCACGAAAACCAAACATGAGCAAAGTAGCAAGACTCAACTATACAACTATAAATCACGATGCCAGAGTAAGGCTTGGCTTAACTATTAACGAGTATTGTGTGTTTGACTTAATTCACAACCTAGCCACTAATCCCAAAAATACCCAGATGGGTTGGTGTTATGCGAAAAAAGAAACATTGGCCGGTTACCTAGATTTAGGTAGAGCAACGGTTTTTAGAGCTATAAACAAAGGCCTGTCACTTCGACTCCTAGAAAAACATCCCGATCAACCAGCACTCATAAAAGCAACAAGTAGTTGGTTCGATGAAGTGATGATTAAAACAGAGTCTCAAAATGAGACTGCCAGTATCAAACCGAGATACGATTCGTATCAAAATGAGACTTTTCCGCGTCTCAAAATGAGAGCAAACAAAGATATAGACAAAGAAAATGACAATAGTACTGGAAGTCATAAAAATTTAAGAAACGGTCTAGCTTCGATAGGAGAAATAGTTGAGCAGCGCAACCCCCCAAAAGCTAAGAATGATGGAATTAAGTATGAATGGCAGGTCGATGCCATACGACTTTGGGGAGAGCTTGGATTAATCGGAAATCCTAGCCGACAATTTTTCAACCATGTTAAGAAAGCTTTCCTTAACTGCGAGGAAAGTAGGTTGGCAGTAGCCCTATCGTACTGCAAAGATGCTGTCGGCGTTCGGAGCAAAGAGCAGTTGTTTTATTGGCGATGTGCAAACGACTAAATATGAGAAAAATAATATTGATACTACTAGCTGTATTTTGTTTCTCGCTCACTGCGTTGGTGTTATTTGATAAAAATCGGGATCAGAATGTCGAGTTGATTTCTCCGATTCCTGAAAAGACAGACTTACCAATGCCTAGCGAAAAAGAAGATTACAACAACTATAGAGCTCAGGCAATCAAAGATTTACTAGGCGATTTTAGAAGTCCTCTTGAGAATAAAGGTCCAACTTTTGTCAGCTGTGCAGACGAACATAATGTTAACCCTTATTTATTAGTCGGCATCAGCAAAGTCGAAAGCACTTTTGGGAAAAATGCTTGTGAAGGCAACCCCTTTGGTTGGAGCAGTTGTAAAACGCCTTTTCAAACTTTTGATTCATCTTGTCAGGCAGTTGCCAAGGGAATAGCGACCCTCTCCTACTATGAGCAGTATCGAAGCACCAAACGAATTCGAGATCTAGGCCAAACATACTGCCCTGCTTCAACTGGCTGTAACACCGACAGCTGGATAAACACGGTCAGTGAAGTTGTAACAGATCTTGAAGAAAGAGAGCTTGTTTTATCACTTGATGAACTGGCGACACTTACTCCCGCCAGTAAGTCGATCAAAGAGCTGGAAATAAATACTCAAGTACTAAAGTCTCACTCAGCCAAAGCAACAGGAACAACTCTCGAAGTAATCAAAATATTAATCAGAGCAAACGAGAGAGCTCTGTATAAAACACAGCATGAATCATGAAATTTATAGATTTATTCGCCGGCATTGGAGGTTTTAGATATGGGCTACAAAAAGTGGAAATTGAATCCGAAAGTAGCTCCGACAATGAGAGCGGAGCATCACAACACGGCCAGCGTGCATTTCATTGCGTCTGGTCCAACGAATGGGACAAATATGCCAACCAAATCTACACCAAGCACTTCAGAGAGTGCGACTCAAGAGACATCAGGACTGTCGACACAAAAAACATCCCAGACCACGATCTCCTCTGTGCTGGCTTTCCTTGTCAATCATTTAGTATCGCAGGAAAAAGATTGGGATTTGAAGACACCAGAGGGACGATGTTTTTTGAAATCGCTCGGATTATCCGAGACAAAAGACCCCGATATTTTCTCCTTGAAAATGTTAAGGGGTTACTTAGTCATGACGAAGGAAAAACTTTCCAGACGATACTTGGGGTTCTCTCCGATCTGGGGTATGAGTATCAATGGCAAGTTCTTAACAGCAAGAATTTCGGAGTCCCTCAGAACAGGGAAAGAGTGTTCATTGTCGGACATCTTAGAGAAACAAGTCGACCAGAAGTATTTCCTATCGGCGAAAGCTACTCAATTTCTCATCAGACGAAGTATGCAGAACAAGCAGGAAGGTCGAGGATTTCGAGCACGATTGATGCCCGTTATGGATCCCTCCGAAATGCTGGAGAAACCTATCTCCACTACATCGGAGGTATCAGAGGAAAAAGAGATATGTGGTTAAAAGACAATAAAAAAAACAGTCGAAACTTTAGCCAAGGCCAGAGGGTTTATTCATCCGATGGCATAGCTTCAACCATAGCCGGAAACGCTGGTGGTTTAGGCGGCAAGACGGGTTTGTACGCAATTCCAGTCTTAACGCCAGATCGAATGGAAAAACGCCAAAACGGCCGAAGATTTAAAAATGATGGTGATCCGGCCTTTACCTTAACCAGCCAAGACAAACATGGAGTATATGACGGTTTAAACATTCGTCGCTTAACTCCTATCGAGTGTGAGCGATTGCAAGGTTTCCCAGATAATTGGACTGAGGGAATTAGTGATACTCAAAGATATAAGTGTCTTGGAAACGCAGTAACAACATTGGTCATCACGGAAATAGGTCGAAAACTTATTCAAACAAAGGAGGTGAATCAAATATGAAACCTGGATTAAAAGACAAGAACCCTAAAAATCCAAAGTATCACTTTGAAGGAACGAAGCAAAGTGAATCCGGCAAAGCTATTTATATCGTTCTGGAGATAAAAACAGGAAAGACTCTGGAATGGTCGGAGGAAACATTTAATAAAAACAAATCGCAAGTTGAATATTAAACATATGATCAAAACCAGAACTGAACTACTAGGCGAAATTTATAACAGCGTTCATGAGGAGATTCTCAGGATGGAAATTGCCATCGAAACACTGGCAGATATTGATGATGAAGCAGTTATTGAAACTGTGGTCAAGCGTTCGCCTTTAGGAGCCAGAGAAGAAAACCTGACAAAAAAAGATGTGATTGCCAAATACACCAAAGACATCGAAAAGCGAGGAAAAGTGCTGAAAGTTATTAAAAAATTATTAAACAACAATGAATGAGAAAGAAAAGTACAAGTTTATTCCTCTCCTCGCTCAAGATGGGAATAGATTGCTTTGGTACGAAATTCTTATTTTAAAAGTGAAGATGAATATTAAAAAATTATTAAATCTATGGAAAACAAAACCTACCCAACAATAGCAATAAGCCTGCTGAAATTTGCGGAATACAACCCCCGCAAAGTAACCAGGAGTGTTATTGACCAATTAAAGCGCTCACTTCAAGAGTTTGGTTGTCCTGTACCCATTGTCGTCAATACTCACAAAGGGAGAGAAAACATCATCATAGGCGGCGAAAAAAGAGTACGAGCCGCAACGGAGCTAGGTTGGACAGAGATTCCCTACAGTTCCGTTGATATTCCACTACAAAAGGAAAAAGCACTAAATCTTGCACTTAACAAGATTGAAGATCAATGGGATGAAGAAAAACTCGCTCAAATAATAACAGACCTCACTCAGTCAGACTTTGATATTTCGCTTACTGGTTTTAACGAAGTGGAAGTAAGTAACCTTTTGGATACAACAATGCTACTGGAGCAGGAAGAAGAAAAGCCTTGGGACACCGAAGAAGAAATTAAGAATATCACTGAACCAATATCAAAATACGGCGAGGTTTATCAGATTGGTCCTCATCGGTTGATGTGTGGTGACTCCACAAACGCAGAAGACGTTAAAAAACTCATAGGAGAAAAACTTGCAGACATGGTGTTTACAGATCCTCCCTATAATGTTGCTCACACCAGTAAAGAAAAACAGGGCAAGTTTCATACAGAAAAAGGGATAATTCTGGGTGACGACCAGAGTCAAGAGGACTTCAAAAAGTTTACTGAGGGATTTTTCAATACCATGAGGGATGCTCTCAAAGCTGGAGGGGTTATTTACGTTTGCACTGGATACACTTCATATCCACTGTTTTATTACCAGATGTTGAATTCTGGTTTTGTATTTAGTAGCACTATTGTTTGGGTTAAACCATCCTTCTCCATTGGTTGGAGTGATTATAAAAAACAATATGAGCAGATCATGAAGGGCAAATTGTCTAAGGGGAAAACCAAAGCAGAGGGAATCATTTATGGCTGGAAACAGGGTGAAAGGCATGTCTTCACAGGAGAAGCAAATGAAAGTGACGTCTGGAACATGCCTAGAAAAGCAGTTACCGAGATGGTCCACCCAACTGAAAAACCGGAGTGGCTGATCATGAAAGCTCTCAAAGGAGGTAGCAGGTTTGGCAATATTGTTCTTGACCTTTTTGGCGGATCCGGAAGTACCCTCATAGCAGCACATAAGACAGGCAGAATTGCGTATCTCATGGAACGAGATGAAAAGTTCTGCGACCTAATTCGTAAACGAGCAAAAAGGTTAAAAATGTAATGTTTTATGAAGAAAAAACAGGCTAAACCACAAATTCTAATAGAGCAAATGCCAGGAGAAACAGAGGCTCAGTTCTCGGCGTTTTTGGCATATTGTTCCATGCTGAAAAGAAGTATTCGGGAGGTGAGCAAAAGGTGGGCAGAAATGGGGCGGGAATTGGAGGAACAAAACTCAAGATTCAGATTAGGAAAAAGACCAGCGCTTAAAACATTATTTCAGTGGTCAAGTAACTTTCATTGGGTTCAAAGATCCAAGCTCTGGGATGAAGAAAAAAAAGAGCTAATGACGCTGGAGTTTCAGAGATCTGAAAAACAAAGGGCAATCAAAGTTTCACGCTTATACGAAAAGATAGGAACCTACTTATTATTTCAGGTTAATAGGTCACGTCCAATCACAGTAGATGACTTCAAAAAAGCTTGGGAAATGTTTCGGACTGAATCAGGACTGTCCACCGGAAAAACAGAGGTAGCTCACACCATTAACGAAGAAGACCAAAAACCACCGACTCCAGAGGAGCAAGCTTTAGGCAAGGAAATTGATCAGGCAATTAAGAACTTTTATGATAGACAACGAAATACAACAAAAAAATAGCATCTTGTTCTGGATAACAGAGAATAAGATTAAAAATGAAAACGGTGATCCAATTGAATTTAAAGATCACCGCTTTATGTTGGATATTTATTCCGACTGGTCTCTGGTGCAGGTAATCCGCAAAGGATCGCAGATCGGAGCCAGCACAATGGAAATCTTGCGAGCTTTACACGCAGCAAGGTTTTGGGGCATTAATCAGATTTATACTCTCCCGACTGTAGACGACGTTTCAGAGTTTGTTAAAAGTAAAGTGAACCGTCTTATTAAGGTGAACCCCTGCATATTGGAAGGAGTTAGCGGCAAAGATGTGGACTCGATAGAACAAAAACAAATCGGCAAGTCATTCCTCTTTTTCAAAGGAACCTATACTGAAAAAGAGGCTATCATGTTGACCTCTGATCGAAACATTCATGACGAGCTCGATAAATCAAAGCCAGAAGTGGTAAGAGACTATACCTCCCGTATGGGTTACTCCAAGATCAGGAGTCAGCATTTTTTCTCAACTCCCACAACCCCAGACTTTGGTGTAGATAAAATATTTGAACAATCCGACCAAAAACACTGGAGATTTAGCTGCCCTCACTGCAGCTTTCGGCAACACATGGAATGGGAGAAAAACGTTGATGAAGAACGAGGTATTTATGTCTGTCAGCAATGTAAAAAGGAAATCTCCCCCAGCCACATAAACGACTATGGTGGTTGGGAAGCTCGCTTCCCAGGCAGACCCGTCTCCGGATACTGGATTAGTCAAATGCACTGTCCTTGGAAGACTGCAGCCAATTTAATCCAGGAGCGGAAAGATGCAGATGACGATACATACTTCTTCAACTTTGTACTAGGACTGCCATACCTTGCTGCCGACCAGAAGATTCCAGCCAGCCTCTTTATTCGAAACGTGACAGAGACAAAAGCCGACACCACAGGTGAATATAACGTAATGGGTATTGATACCGGCATGGGAACTGGCAAAGGCAACCATGTCATGATCGGCAATAAGAAAGGGATATTCTGGATTGGTATTCTCCAAGATCACGAAGGACAAGATCGATGGCAGCAAACATCTGACCTGATTAAGTTTTTTGATGTCAGGGTGGTTGTGATAGACGGACAACCTTATACCGAGGAAGCCTTTAATTTAGCCAAAGAGTTCCCTTACAGAGTTTATTTGAGCTGGTTTAAAGACGATCCCAAAATGCTTGAGGTTATTCGCTTCTTCGATGAAAAAGAAAATAAAGACACTGCTTTAGAAGACGAAGTAAAGGTTTTTTCCTCACGTACCCGAATCATGGATGACACGATATCAGCCCTAAGAAGGGGTGACATTAAGTTTGCAGTACCAGCAAGCAACCCTGCTTTTAAACTCTTAATCACCCATGCCCAAACAATGTACGCGAGAACAGTTACCGACAAGTTTGGTCAAGCAAAGCGCGAATGGGCCAATACAGGACCAAATGACTTTTGGCTATCACTTATTTATTGGCAGATAGCCATGAGAAAAAGACTGAAATATGAACCAAACAAATAAACCAACCATTACCACCATCGCAGTTACACTGGCAGAAGCCAAGATCATTGAAGACATTCGAGCGGTTAAATTCGGCAAGGTTGAAGTGTTTATACAAAACGGTAAGCCTTATCGCAAAGAAATCACCGAACAACAAAGAATCGACCCTAAAGAAGGTGGTAGCGCCGGAGAGACACCTAAGAAACAAAGCGATGTCGAGCTTTGATAAAAAAAGTTTGACTTCTTGAGGTGTTTGATGATAATTGCTTGTTGCATGAATAAATACCCTAAAGCACCAGAGGAATATAGGAAGCTCAAAAAGCAGTGTTTAGCCAAGCTTGAGCATATTAAGCGTGGTTTAGAAAAACATGTCGGGGAAGGTAAAAAACCAAACTTCGGCCATGTTGGAGATTTACATTTTATAAATGATCAATTAGAAGGCATATGCAAATTTATAAACCTTTAAAAAAGATTGAGAATTACGCCGACCCTAAGCTGGAAAGGCGCCTAGCCTACTCCTTCGGTGTGATTTACGTCATCGTGATTGCCCTATTAGCTGTTAAAGGAATCCTATGGCTACTAAGATAACAAAAGAGGATTTCCAAGCGTACTTAAAAGTACAAAACTCTGGTAAGACCAATATGTTTGATCTGAGAAATGTCGTGAAGCTATCTGGTCTCTCCAGAGAAAAAATCTTGGAAATAATGACTAGCTACCGTATATACAAAAAAAGATGGGAGGTGGTCAATCCATGAAACAAAATACTCAGAAAAACGAAGAGCAGAAAATCAGGGAACTTATAAACAAAAAGCTCGATCAAGCACAAGCTCTCATTGCGGAAGCAAAAAAATTGGCCCAAAAAATTAATCTACTCCCTAAAGACAGATAACCTTTCAACCTCTTCCTTAAGAAGTTCGCTATAATTGTGTAAGAAAGCGAAAATGTTACTTTTCCAAAACTCATCCGTTCTCTTTTATAGAGGGGTGGGACAGGACAAATAAAAAATGATGAAACCACCTTTTGAAGATGTAGTCAGAGATTACATCCGACTAGTTTATTTTTTTGCGAAAAAGTCCTTGTCCCAACAAGAAGACATCGATGATGTCGTCCAAGAAACCTTTTTAAAAGCTATGAAAGCATACAACAATTTCAAATTTAATAGCGAGGGTGAGTTGAAAAGTTGGCTCTTGACCATCTGCAGACACGTTATAACCGACATGTTCAGATCCAATAAGAACACCATCTCGATTGAACAAAATAACATTGAGTTATTTGACGACAGCGATGTAGAGGTGTTGCTTGAGGCAAAGATTACCCACGAAGAAGATGTTGAGAAGGTAACGTCAGCACTAAAAAAGCTTAAATCAGCCGAGCAGGAAATTATCAGACTGCGAGTCAATGAAGAAATGTCATTTGACGATATCGCAACCGCTCTTGATTCAAAAGAGCCAGCCGTTAAAATGCGCTTTTACAGAGCCCTAGTTAAGCTTAAAGAATCACTACTATGAAATTACGAAACATTATTCGATCATTTTTCCTTCAGGAAAGTAAGAAAGAGTTTAAGCACATAAGTGCGTTGGAAACACGAATCTTGGCAAGAGTTAGGGAAGAAAAAGAGCTGGAGGTTGAACTGGATAAAACGTTCTCTCCCGCTCCAAGACCGTTCTGGACCTTTCGTTTTCCCCTTGCTTTTGCGACAGTAGTTTTACTTATTTTCTTTGTCGGAGTCCTTACCAGCAACTCACCTGTTTTTGCTAAAGGATCCATTATTGATGCACTTATTAGCTTAAAGAACCAATTGCAACAGGAGCTAACACAACTACTCAGCAACGATCCCTCCTATAGAGACAAGAATACTCAGAAATATAAACAGTCCCAACAAGAATGGTGTTCTGTCAGTGCAAGACCTCCAGAGGAACAGGAGAAAGCAGTCGCAGCCATAAGAGATTTTATTGATAAACCGGATGCAAATGTTGAGTACGAATGCGTTGTTAGAAATCCAAATAATCAAGATGAAGAGCCACTTATAGAAACCTATACCTTAGATTTCGATCGATTCATAATCGATATAAAAACAAATCAAGTCGTTGAAATGTCAGCTATAGAAGGTGCTTGGGGAGAAAATAAAGACGGATCTAGGTGGGCCAGTCCTAAAAAGGAATATGACTATACCCCACGCTACACACAACTAGAGGCAGAAAAGCGGGCGCGTGAATTTATAGCAAACCACCAAATAGCCCTAGGAAAAATAGAGGTAGAAAAACTCACCCTGGTTAGTGAAGCGAAGGGCGATGAATCAGGTCATATAAATTATTTCTTTACCTGGAGGGGTGACCCAAGAAAAGAAAATGGAGAAACATTTACTCCTCAGCTAACTCTCACGATGACACAAGGTGGCCAGATAGTTCACTTTTCAAATCATCTTAAACGATAGGCGAAAAGCGAAAACTGGATATTCTTAAAAGTCCCGGTATACTTGGGGTGAATTATGAAAAACATAAAGATTATTACAACAATAGCCGTAGCAACGATACTTCTTGTTTCGGCACTTTTCATCACTAGTGCCCCGAAAAAAGAAGCTGATTCAGCAATTTTTACCATTAGTAGAACAAACCAGGAGCAAACAACCAAACGACTTAGTGACGGCAAGTACCTTAGATTCCCTTGGGCTTTACCCTTAGCACGCATAATAACCCTCCATTTCGGCCCAATTGAACCAGGTGGATATCGAATATCCCAGAGCATGAACGCCCGAGAACTCATAATAGCCCTTACCTCTGAGCCGCAACTCAAATGGATCACTATCCCAGAAGGACTCAGAAAGGAAGAAATCGGCGAGCGTTTGGCAAAAGAACTTCACTGGAGTAATGAGGAACTGGAAAAATGGAACACCACCTACACAGCGATGCAATACGACTACAGAGAAGGAGTGTATTTTCCAGACACTTACCTAATACCAACTGATGAAAATGGATTAGATACGGCTAAACGGATGATAAATCGCTTCAACGAACGATTTGCAGGCTACCCAGAGAAATTCACTGCAAAAAACATTAAATGGACCACCGCACTCACTCTTGCCTCAATTATCCAACGTGAGGCAGCTGGATCCCATGATATGCCACTAATTGCTGGGATACTATGGAATAGACTTGATCAAAACAAACAACTGGAAATTGATGCCACGGTGCAATATGCACGAGGAAAAACTGAAAACGGCTGGTGGTCACCCATTAAAGGAAGTGATACCAGGAGCATAGAGTCACCCTTTAATACTTATCTCAACAAAGGATTGCCACCTCATCCAATCTCTAACCCAGGTATAGACGCTATTCAGGCGGTCTTGAACCCAGAAGTAACAGATTGTATCTACTATCTCCACGACTCAGAAGGAATCATCCACTGTAGTACATCCTTCGCAGAACACGAACTAAATATAGACCAATATCTCCGCTAATTTCCTCGAGTAATAAGCCCTGTAATCACCACTAATAAACAGGACTTGACATTCTCAAAATGTTCTGCAATCATTGATGTATGAGAAGTAAGAAAAGTAAGATAACTCTTACCCAATACCCACCAGCTCGCTTCAATCTATCTCATTTATTTTCCCTGAAAACCCAGCTTATTAATAATTATCGCTGGGTTATTTATTAATTAAACACAATAGAAAGGAGGTGAAAAAAATGAAAATCAAAAACCAAGCCAAAATCGTGCTACCTGCATTCGCTGCAGTCGTAGTACTAGCAGGATTAGTAACTGCTGTTTCTGCACAGTCTGGCCCAAGTCTCGATGCCCTTACCGAGAGTTTGAAGACCAAGACAGAAGCTGCCATTAGTGCTGGCAACGTCAGTGATGGAGTTCACGACGGTGAAAAAGTCTTTACTGGTGATTCCGCTAAGCAATTAGGGGACTTACACAGACAGGCTTCCAATGCGAAGGAAGAATCTCTGGCGCGTCCCGCATCAGAGAGATCAGCTACAGTCGCAAAAATCCGAGCTTTCAGTGGCAATGACGGTCTCAATCCGGAGTATGTCTCTACTTCTAGATCAAGCTATAACAACCAAGTTAATGCTGAATTCTACATGGTAGGCAAAGACTACTTCGAAGTAGATATGCGAACGAATGAAATCGTTCAATTCGGACCAGCTCCATTGGCAATAGGAGAAGCAGCTAAGGTGTACAACACCGAAGCAAAGTTTGCTCCTGAGCAATTGGAGGTAAAAGCCAGAGAGTTCATCGCCAAGAATGCACCAAATGCTGATCTCAGCAAATTAACTGCAAGCACAGGCGAAAAAAGCGGTACCAACTTCTTCTTCAGATTTACTGATGAATCGAGGAAGGTAGATGGAACCAAGCCATTCGTACAGGTAGGATTTACTGTCGGTGGTGACCTTCTCAGCTATACAAATACGCTGGGATTGTAAGCGAGGGCAAAAATTAAAAAAGAAAGGAGGTGAAAAAAATGAAAAAACTATCAAAAATGCTATTCGGGTTACTTGTTGGAGTCTTCATGATGACAACAGGAGTGCAAGCTGCCCACGCTGCAGTCACTATCTACGCGAATGATGGAGGCTACTATACGGCATATGGTCCAGGTCAGTACTGGTACCAGGTGAATAATGAGGGTTACTGTTATGACAGTGGAAGTTGTAGTCCAACTACCATGAAGTATACATACTCTGGATGTTCACTAAGCAATTATGCCAAGTGGAATAACGGTGCTGGTCCAAATGGTTGGGCTACTCATGATACCTATATTCCAGGTACCAATGCGGTTAACACGGCAGCTCCGTACTTGCTCAGCTACAACACAGCAAGCCAGTACAACTTTTCTATAAACCAGAATTCATACTATGATGCCTGGGTAAGAACAGATCCAAGCGATCCGTGGTGGTATAACATTGGGAATGTCTGGTTGGATGACAATCCATGCAATGGCACGTCCAAGATTGGCTTTGATGAAATGAAGATAGCCGACTAGGTGAGTCTTCGTTTTATATCTGTTCCTGCCTAGCCCCCCTGATCAAGGGGCTAGGTTCGTTCTTGAAAGGTTTTGTAAGACAAATAAGATAAGTAAGAAAATTGTTGGACTTGAGTACTTTAATTTGATATATTCAGGTTAACAGATATGAGAAAAATAGTGATACCAACCACAATTGCCATCCTCCTCCTAATCTTCGCTGGTAGTTATATTTACCTAAAGAACCGTAACACATACCCCGAAAACTACCTTCCACCCGAGCAGCGTAAGACAGTAGAAGCCTACTTTATAGAGCATATGCGAGTAAGCCCAGCCGAAGCCCAAGAAATGGCCGCAAACGGCGTAGACATGCGAGTAAGCAAGACAACAACGATCCAAGGCATAGTGGGTAATCTTTACTACTATGGATTTATAGATAGCGAGGCAAAGCTCAATAAACTCTTGGAGTCAACTAAGGACACTACACCTGGTCAAGAAGATTCAATCAAAGTAGGCAGCAATACCATCGACGTAAACAGCCATTACTACTTGAACTACCAAATGACTGATGAAGAAATTGCGGATACCTTGCTCAACAAGGCTAAATTCGCCAGCGATTTCACCGCTTACAATTACCTATTTATGCCAAGTGGACGCGGTGGACCAAGCCTAAGACCAGAAAAGTAATACTATGAAACTAAAACCAATAACACTTTTCGCCCTTGTTGTGATCGTAATGTCAGGTATATGGATTTTTTATCAAAGGAAAACTGCTATTAAATCAGCAGTGCCGATACCAGAACAAGTTCAGACTACTTCAATGCCGGAACCAACTCCAGGCAGAGCACTCAAACAGAATGAGAAATTTATAGCACCTGTGGGTCTTTATGTGATTGTGCCTGAGGGAATGAGATTTAGACAAGATATAGCAAATGATCGATTTATCAACTTTTATATAGAATCAGGACCTGAGAATGAGCCGACTTACCAGCTCTATAGCCTTTACCAAGCCGACAACGATATGACAGAACAAGGATTGGAGCAAGCAAAGAAAGATACAGACCCAGACACCATCAAAGAAGCCACCGTAGGCGATTACGTGGGCTTTGAAGGGCTTGTTGTCGGTCCTAAGACTAGATACCAAGTCCTTGTCATTAAAGACGGCAAACCCCTCTCTTTCTCGACATGGCCACCTACTGAAGAAAACAAAGTGATTACAGAACAAATACTGTCGACTGTTAGTTTTAAATGAATGCAAGGTGTTATTGCGTGACACGACCTGCTTCAATGGCTGCTCGTGACCGATAATCCCCAGGATAAGGACTCCACCCAAAACCTACTTCAGAAATACCTGAAAAATACTGCTCTTTTTCCGTGGGTAACATAGTAAACTCACCAATCATTAAACCAGTGCCAGCCTGCTCTTTATTACTATCCAAAACCAATAGGAAAGAGAAAGGTGGAAAGGCAATTTCTTGACACCAAATCCAGATGCCTGTTTTTACGTCAATTTTGAGCTGTGGGCCCATGGTTCTAATTTTTGGTCCAAGATACAGTGACATGCCCAGATCGAGTTTAGCCGGTAGCTTTTCTGCAGATTGCTCTAAAACGATGCGCCTTATTTCAGGATACCGACCAGCTAAGTCCCAAGTACCGCTCAAACTGCACATACAGGAGAGTACTTGTCTGACAAAAGCGCCTGGCTTAACTGTACCCGTTTGTTTGTTGCCGAATGTTACTTCCCAACCAAATGGGCCAATAGATTGATCAAGCTGTGGAATCGTGCCTGAATCGAACCCAGTGATTATCTTCTTTGCTACCTCGACCCATTTTTTATACTCTCCACCATAAAGTGTCCCTGTAAGTGAGTTGCAACCTTGACAAATAGTGTAACCAAAAATGCCACCTTGCTCTACTTCTAGTTTTACCTTATCGTGTGCAAAACCACGTCTTAGCCATCCATCAAGATCGTATTTCTCATGACGGCTTTTATTACCACTGGATTTTGGAGGTATGTGTTCTTTAGTTAACTTTGCCAGACGACCACACAAACGACATTTTCCTTGGAAAGAACTTCTTGGAAGCATCAGTGAAGGATTGGTTGGCGTGCTTAGGTTGGAAGTGTACTCTGCTGGAGCGGAAGCCCAGGCTTCATCATATAAGGCTTTCAAATGAGGATCGGTAGGGTTCACGTCTTTAGTAATAATTCTCCACTTACTTGAGTTCATACTTTAATTGTACCACAAACTATGTTGACATACACCCACTAAGTGAGTATGATAGATGTTATGAAGCACTCCAACCTGGGGAAATTATTAAAATCCGAACGAGAAAAACGAGGCTGGGAGCAAGCTGATTTGGCCGCAATGCTCAAAAGAGGCCAACAGACCATTAGTAGATGGGAAAAGGGTAACTCCCGCCCGAGACAGGATGACTTACTAAAATTAGCAAAAATCTTTTCCGGAGATGAGGACGTGTGGCTCGCCATAGCCGACTACCAACCAGAAGCTCCAGATATCTCCCTTGCCCCCTTTCTACCAATTTTTAATCTAACACCAGAAAACTTTGAACTTTTTAGCCGTGATCTTGTACAAGCAATTCACCCCACTGCTTCAGTACATCGTTACGGAGTTCCAGGAAACGATCAAGAAGGTATTGATTTCTATGCCGACTGCCCAGATAAGAAGGTTTTTGATTATCAGTGTAAGCGACAAAAACAGTTTGGACCCGCCGACATTGATGAGGCAGTTAAAACCACAACCCTTAAAGCAAACAAGCATCATTTATTACTCACCAGGAGAGCAACTGCTGACGCAAGAAAAGCCATAAGAAAACACAAGAATTGGGATTTGTGGGACCTGGAAGACGTTGCTGCCGAGATTCGTCGACTCCCCCAGGATGACGCTCTTCGTATAGTTGACACCTACTTCCCAGGTTGGCGCAAAAAATTCTTAGGTAAAGATGACCCAAGTCCTTGGCTACCACCTGAAGATTTTTTCTCGCCCCTTATGAGTAAGTTAAAAATATTTAGCCATGGGTGGTCCTTTGTTGGAAGAAAAAAAGAAATTGAATCTTTACAGGATTTTTGCAAGCAAGACGATTTGCGAGCGATAATACTGTGTGGGCGCGGAGGCATAGGCAAAAGTCGTCTTCTTAGAGAATGGACAAGCAAACTCCCCAGGCCAACAAAAGTAGTTTTTCTCTCAGAGAGAATTGACGTGTCGCCACAGGATTATGGATTTTTACCTAAAGGACCTGCTTACCTAGTTATCGATGACGTTCATGATCGAGCTGATATGTTAACGATTCTGAGCAGTATTGCCCGTACCCGCCCAGAAATAAAATTGGTACTCAGCACTCGCCCGTACGGCGTTACTCGTTTACAGGATGAAATGGTCCAATCTGGAGTCACCTTTGATCGTGATCAGTCAATTAATCTTGATGATTTAACCGTAGAGGATGCCAAAAACCTCTCGGAGGAAATACTGACTGCTGTCAACGGTGACAAAAACTATGCCCAACGCATCGCAGAGATAACTAAAGATTGTCCTTTGGCAACCGTCGTGGGAAGCCAATTAGTTGGTAAGGGGCAGATAAAGCCTGAAGTATTAAATAATGACGAGGAGTTCAGACAACAACTAATGAGAAGCTTCCGCAATATTGTGGCGGGACAAATTGGTACTTCCAATCCGGAAGCAGTGCGTGATCTATTGAATCTGATCTCACTGGTCCAGCCAACAAACTCTTTAGACCCTCACTTCCAGCAACTAGCTGAAAAGCTGTTAGGGCAAAAAAGCGACCATATTCTTAGAAATATAAATGCACTCGAGGATGCAGGGGTTTTACTAAAACGGGGAAGTAAATTAAGAATTGTTCCTGATCTATTAGCTGACTACATCCGGACTGACGTCTCTTATGATGGAAAAAATAGTCGACCGACTGGTTATGCTGATAAGGTTTTTGATAATGCCCAAAACGAATTGGCAACAAATCTCCTTGTTAATATCAGCCAACTAGATTGGAGACTCTCCTCAAGTGGCGTGCAGGCCAGTTTGTTGGCAGAAGTCTGGACTAATCTAAAAGAGCAATTTCGTAAGGCAAAAATCTACGAACGATCAGCCATACTTACAGCACTCGAGAAAATAGCTTACTATCAGCCAGAGCAAGTATTAGAATTTGTCAGAATTGCCTTAGAAGAACCAACAGACGAAGTTGAAGACAAGTACAAGCAATATTCATTCACAGACCCTTCATATCGTGTAGTCACGGAAAAAATTGCTCCGGTATTGAAATATGTAGCCTACCACCAAGATTACCTGCATGAAGCACTTGAGCTGCTTAGGAACCTGGCAAGTCAAGACGAAAGAGCTACCAACCCACACCCTAACCATCCGCTCAGAGTCTTGCAGGATGTTGCCTCAATTGAGCCAGGTAAGCCTGTTGTATACAACCAAGCTGTTGCCGACCAAGTTATTAGCTGGTTGAACGATGTACCTTCCCCTAACTTTTCTCCATTCGATGTTTTGGACCAACTACTCCAAACTGAGGGACACACATCTGAGACAAAAGGAATTACTATAACGATGAAGGCATTTAAAGTAAGACCAGAGGCTGTGGCTGGACTAAGAAAACAAGTTATTGATGTAGCATTTGATGAAGTAACAACAAAGCCACTTAAAGAAGGTTTGCGTGCTATGAAATCTATAAGCGCTGCTTTAAGCTTCCCCAGAGGGTTGCTAGGACAACAAATTACAAGTTCAGATGTGGCAACTTGGGAACCTGGCATCTTGGAGATACTCACCAAGTTGGAGGGTATAGTAACAGATAAAAAGATTGACCCTTATATAGCAACCGAAGTAAGAAGTGCTGTTTCCTGGCATAGTACATACAGCAAAACCTCCACTAAGGTTGCTGCCAAGAAAGTACTCGCTACTATCCCAACAACCCTGCCTTACGAGGTATCCAGAGCTATCGTTGATGGGTGGGGTTGGACATTTGAAAGGGAAGGTGAAAATTACAAAAGAGATGAAGCATCTTTAATTAAATGGAGAGATAAATTGGCAAAAAGACTGATTTCAAAATATAAAGAAGACTGCCTCTCATTGACCAAGTTTATTGAGGAAAGAATCGAGACAATTAGGAATTCATCAACTTCCAGACATCCAGAACCTGGTTACTTTATTTCTGCCTTGATGGAAGTTTCGGCCGATTATGCATCCTTTCTGGGAGATTACCTACTGGATAAGCCGGATTCACCCTTAGCACAGTGGTTAAATGCAGTTATTTTTGCAACAGCCAAAACAGACAACAGCCGAGCCATTAAACTGATGCAAGCAGCCGTAAAAAAGAAAAACGAAACACTCACTCAGTGTGTAGCCAGAACTATCGGCTGGGTCCTCTACGACAAACCAATATCGGACCAAGAAATTGAGCTTTTAAGGCAATTAGCCCAATCTGAGGATGCTTGGGTTAGAAAGTCTATAGTTAGAGCTGTACAGAGATTTTCTCCAGAGCAAAAACAGCTGGCACTAGAGATATTGCTCAGTATCAAAATCATCGACTCCAAGGAAGTGGCTGATGAAGTCTTGGGCGAATTTGATGATAAACATGGCAAGTTTAAGGTTGGAGATTTGTCAAATGAGCAACTGAAAAATCTACTCGCAAGCCTGATTGAATGTAAGTCAATTGATGATTACCATATTGAACTGTTTCTTAACAAACTATCTCTTGCGAAGCCGAAGGAAACAGCCAAACTTCTGATGAATCGAGTAGAGTTTAAAGAAGCAAATCCAGAGCTAAAAGAATACGATCCGATTCCATTTTCATGGAATCGAAATGAGCCAATACGGTTCAACGAAACTAAAGAATATGAGTGGCTGCTTAGGGAAATCAGAGATTGGGCAACAGCTAAAACAGATAGTTGGATGCGATTTCACTACGGATCTGACTTATTTAAACTCGTATCAGCTGGATTTGATGAAGTAACTCTAAAAGTTCTTGATGAGTGGACTTCGTCTTCTGATGAAAGACAGCTTATTGCCGCCGCAACCCTCCTAGGAGAGGCTCCAAGGAACTTTGTTTGGGATAAACAACAGTTCATCACCAGAATTCTTGATCATGCTCAAAAATTTGGAGACAAATGTTACAGAAGAATCGCCTCCGCACTTCACAGTTCGGTGCTTCAGGGTGGAAAAAGCGGCACGCCAGGGCAACCTTTCCCTGAAGATATTGAACAGCGTGATAAAGCATACGAAATGATACAGAAACTTCCTGCGGGATCACCAACTCATCGGTTTTATAAGTCACTTTATGAGGAGGCTATGTCAGAGATAGACAGACACACTAATGAGGACTTTGAGTTTGAATAGTGATTACTCTAGTAGTTTAATTTGCCAGTTGCCGTCCTTCTCAGATTTCCAGGTAATCCATATCTCGTCAAAGTATTTTTCAAAGTGTTTATCGTTTTTGAAGGGTGCATATCTGGTCCTAAAGATATCAACCTCTGTATCGGTGAGTAAAGGGCTATGCAAGTTAGCTACCAATATCAATCGGCCTTCAAATCCGCTGTAGTTATTGAGATTAAGTTTTTCTAACTTGCCCGCAATTGCCTTCTCTAAATTTTCAAATGTCAGAAGTCTAAATTCAGGTAGTTTATTCTCCTTCTTTCCTCGAGCTTCACTCCATAATTTACTAGCCTGATATTGATTGTCGTAAGTACCAACTAATTCGATTGCAGTATTTCCACTGCATATACAGTCGGGCTCGCTTTTATTAGGGTTGCCCAACCTCAAGAATTCAAGATTATTGCTATTTAACTCGTTATATAGAACCAAAAAACGAGTGATGGATGCTTCTTCATGAGTGTTTTTAAGTTTGGCGTTCATCTTGATTGAAGCTTAGATTTTTAATCTGTTGTAGTGGCTATATTCACCCAAAATGGACTTCATGATGTTTATAAAACGAGGTCCTCCCAGTCGTCCCAGCTACCATGTTCGTTCTTTGACCAGTCATAAATAGATTGGCCATTAATATGCCAGCGCCCATTGCGCTGAATCGCAATTCCACCAAATAAGTCCTTGCGACTATTTGTGTTTATGAAGTGTTGAAGGGCTTCAGCTTTAGCTTTAGTATAGGTTTTGCCATCTCGGTCACCGACATCTTTAGTTTCTAAAATTCCTAGTCTTCCGTCTTCAAGCTGTACTAAGTAGTCAGGATAGAAAGTAAATATTTTACCTTCGTATTCGTATTTTATGCCAAAGAAATCTCTCTTGTTTTCTCCATTTTTCCACCACCAGGTGATTTTGTCTGATTTGGAGTTTAGTAATTCCTCAAATCTTTTTTCTGGCTCAGAACGATCAACAGGTAAGTATAAAGGCGTAAAAGCATAGTTGTCGTAATCGAGTTTCTCGTCAGTATGCTCATTATAAAAAAGCTCTTCTGGTAACTCATACTGATATATCTGCTCACTTTCTTGAACTTTCCTCTGTACCTCTTTTTCCTTAACAAGGCGGTAAGTTTCAATTGAATCAGCCAAGATTGTTTCTAGTATGGCTCGATTACTACCGTGCAAAAAGGTTTTCTGAATAAGCATGATTTCTTCTGGCCATTGTTTGGAACCCAGATATTTCTTAAACCAGTTGTATAGGGCAGTCTTTACTGGAGCAACGGAGCGTTTTACATTACGGAATGATCGTAAATTATCTTTTATTGCCTGTTCAAACATTACCTGCAGATCATTTCCAGCTATTGAGAGTTTTGCAAAAGCCTCACCACTAACTTTTCCCTCTAGTTCGTCAAAAGATTTACCCTCTAACTTTGTATCAACAATAATTTCTTGTTGAAATAACTTAAGATTGAGAGTGATTCCTTTTGCTTCAACCTTCTCTATGTTTTCTGAAACTAAAGTAAAGTTCTTTTCAACCTTAAAATACTTGTTTGTAACGGATTCAAAAACTGATGTAAAGCTTGAGGTGACATCGCCATAATCAACACGTGATTTATAATAAGACATTAGCTCAATTGGCTCGTAAGAGTCAATTCTTTTAGCTTTTAAGTGTTTTATAATATTGGGGTTGTAGTCTTCCTTCTTTACTAAGATACTTTGTACGTTGGTATAAATGTAACCTCTGTTAAGTGCTTCATTGTCATAGTGCTTTTGCTCAGGCATTCGCAAAATACGACCTACTGTTTGAATTTCAAAGGTTTCACTGTGTGACTCTCTGAACTTTACCAAGATATGAGCTCTAGGGCAGTCCCAGCCGGTATCGATTGCTTGTTTAAATATAAGAAACTCAATTTCATTATCAGGCTCGGAGATCCAATCGATAGCTTCTGACTTTTGTTCAGATAGCCAAATAGCTAACTTATGGTTTGTTTCTGTAATTTTCTTCGATGCCAGAAATTGTCTTATCGCATCAATTTTCATTTCGCCAGCTTCAGATGAAGGAATTTGTATTAGAACCAGAGGGTTAATTTTTGTCCCTTCAGCCTCAAACCCTTCTTTCAGTGCAAGTCTTTTTTGATAGGCAGCTTCCAAAATAACCTGTTGAGAATCTGTTTCATCGCCTGCAACCTGCTGAATGCTTTCATTAATGATGATTTCTTTTTTAATCATTCCTTCTTCAATTACTTCTTTAGGCTCAACAATCACATAGCCGGCAGAACCACGAGCAATGTCTGCAGGATCTGGTTTTAGTCGAGGAGTAGCACTCATTTCTAACACTACATCAGCACCAATTTCTTCTCTAAGCTCATTAGTTCTCTCTGCAGTAGCTCCGATGTGGCTTTCATCAATTATCAAAATAATACTTCTTTGCTCTCTGGTTTTTGAGAGTACGTCTCTAAAATTAAGTTTTTCTCCATCCTTCATTAAAAGGTTCTTCCAATCACCTGTCTCACGCTCTTTTGTTCTTAATTTTTCCCAGTTAACAACGACAACTTCATTTCGCACAATTCGTTCTCTTCCCCCTGTAAATTCATCTTCAACTAGAGAAACCTTAGGAGATCCTTCAAATATTTTTTCCAGTGAATGTTTGCTTTGTATATGTAAGTTTCCTTTTCCAATACTTACCCAAAGGAAACAAAGATCTTGATCAGGTACTTCTTTGATCAAGTTTTCGATAAACTTAGCAGTTATTATGGTTTTTCCGCTTCCAGTTGGAGCTTGAAATACACACACCTCGCCAGCCCCTTCTCGTTCAAGAAGCGACTTCATAGAGCCTACTAACTGCTCGACAGCTTTCTCTTGATATGGTTTTAAATCAATATTCATAAATTTCCTCGTAAATGTCTAAAATCTTCTGAGGGATTGGTTCTAATTTTACGTCATCCCAATCAGAAAAGTCATTTTTATCTAAACCAAGTGGATCTAGGGTGAAACAATAAAGAATCTTTTCGCCTTGAAGATTTTTTAATTCACTTTTTAACGTTTCTAACTTTTCTCTATCCAAGGAATAATAAACTGCTAGAACCTTCTTGCCGTTGTCAAAGATTCGGTAGTTTTCAGAATCAAAGGTTTCTTTATAAACACCTTCCTTTATACATAGCATTTCAGTGCACTTTAGAGTGATCTTTATTTTCAAATCATCTTTATTCAAACTTCTTCTTACGAATGTAGTTTTGCAATATCTTAAGTCGCCACCTAAGCCTAAGACTTTAGTTCCTGAAGAATTTGTATATCCCTTTATTGCTTTAACGATACGCGGATAAGTTATATGCCTACATATTCCGTACTCTTCCAACTCTTCTTTTGGCAATCCCTTCTTTAAAACCGTAGCCTCATTTCCATTAAGTTCGTTATTTGTAGAAAGAATAGCTTGTCTATTACTATCACCATTTTTATTAAGTTCTAAAACAGCATGAGCAACTGTTCCTGATCCAGCAAAAAAATCAAGAACAATGCCATCCTTAGGACTAAACCACTCAATGATTTGCTTACAAAACTCAACAGGCTTAGGATTTTCAAACTCAACATCCATATCTCTCAATAAACTATCATCACTGCTACCGAAGGACAAAATCGAAGGAATGTTTTCAAACATGTTTTCTTTGAGTAAGTACTTTCTTTGCGGTTGAACAGACTCGTCCTTTCCAAAGAGAACAAGCCCTTTATCAAGAAGAAGTTTCATTGTGGTAGGAGGATTCCTCCAACCACGGCCAGGTATAGGGCAAGCCTTGCCAGTGACTGGATGAATCAAAGGTATAAAGTAGTCAGCGGGGGCCTTCTTCTTATTTGGCCAGGCCATTGAAACTAAACGGTAAACATCACCATTATCATCGATTTTTGAGTAAGCAGTCTCACCGCCAGAAAAGCTTTGTTTTTTTATCCACTCTTGAAATTCGGAATTAATAACTTCTAAATTTACTTCTCTTTTGTATCCTTCTAGAAGCTCTTTAGGTAATTTATATTTTCTCGCAATTATTTTAAGATCATTAGGTATATCAATACTGTTTTTTCTTGCAAATAACTCGTTGGCTTTCTCAATTATTTTTAAGGCATTCTTTTTAGGTCTTTGTATTTTTTCTGTTTTAAATACTTCGCTAGCGTTTTTGGCATAAACGAACAAATATTCATGTTGAGCTGAGACTCCTCGCGCATCACCCTTAGGATTCTTTTTGTCCCAAACCATTACACCTAAATTATTTTCTTCTCCAAAGATGTCATCAAGCAGAAGATTTAGGGTGGAGCTTTCATGCTCGTCTATATGGGCAATGAATAATCCGTCTTCCTTTAGTAACTGTTTTGTGATCCTTAACCTTTTACTCATGAATGAAAGCCATTTACTGTGCTTAAAACCATCCTCATCATCTACCCATTTATCGTTATATTTAAAGTCTTGTTTACCTGTATTGTAAGGGGGGTCAATATAAATAAGATCAACACTGTTTTGATGGGTGTAGTTGAGTACAGACAATGCGTGATAATTATCACCTTCTATTAAAATGTGGGTTTGGGAATTATTGTCTGTAGCTATAGATTTTTCTTTTACAGCACTCAAAACAGGAATTGCATTTTCAGAATCTTTTTCAAATTTCTCTTTAGTTCTTTCCTCATCCCAAACCAACCCATACTTTTTACGAGATTGAAGTTGTTCAATAACTTTAATTAAATCGTCTTTATTAAGTGACGAGTAGTCTTTAGCCATATTATTTATTTTTCTTATTTATGAACTTCTCAATTTCCTCTTTTTTGTACCTTCTCACTCTTTTCACTCCAATTCGTACAGCTGTAAGCACACCTTTTTTATCCCACAACCTAAGCGTATTAGGATGGACTTTTAGTATTCCTGCGGCCTCACCCAACGTTAATAGTTCTTCCATAGGTTTACTTACCATTAGATACTAATAGAATACATAATATTTAACTTTATTTCAACACTTCCATTATAACTTTAATCAGGCAGTTTCAGCTAACTACATTAAAGAACTAGCGTTTTAAGGCTTAATTTTATAGTCTAAAAGCATAAATTAACCGCCTAACGAATCTATCGGGGCTTAAGTTTCTCTATTTACCAGAAGTAGACGAACCTAAGCCCCATTTTTGTTGCCTAAAACCAGTATGCCAAAACCAGAAGTAAAAGAAGTAAAAATCACCTCAACAGTAAGGTATCAACCTTCAGAACGTGATACGGAGCTACTAACCAAGTGGAAAGCTCGTTTTAAGCGTGCAAAAGAGTTTCGTGAGCCATATCAGGCTAAGTGGCTACGGATGTATCGTCTCTACCGAGCGTACCAACACAAACAAAACTATGCGTATAACACTCGCTTAATGCCACCTATTGCCTTTGAAATTGTGAAGACTGTAGTTTCCCGCCTTGCCACAGCCAAGCGTAAGACTCGTGTCATTCCCAGAGATAAAACTGATATTGAATCAACGGCTCTGGGATCTTGGAGTGACTTGGTTAATTATAACTTTGACATCATTGAACTGGCCAAAAAACTTCCAAACTGGATTGAATCTTCAGTTTTGTATGGTAATGGAATTGTAAAACTCGCCTGGAAAATGGTAAATCGAAAAAGATCTGACGGTGTAGTTAAAACGATCTATGACGATCCTACGATGATTCTCTGTGACTTGTGGGACTTTCTTCCAGCCCCAGAAACGGAAGACCTTCAGGAAGGATGTCCGTGGCTTATTCATAGAATCACTAAAGCAAAAGAAAAAATCTCCAAAGAAGAAGAAAATCGGGGTGACAACAAGATTTATAAAAACCTTGAGTTTTGTGAGCCGAAGATAGTTGAAGACTGGAAGAAGGAACGCTACGAAATCAATACAAAAAAGATGTCTCAAATTGATGGTGATATCAAACAAGCCGAGACTGGCGTACAAAAAGTACTCCCAGTCAAAAATGACCAGGAAAAGCAGCTTGAACTCTGGGAGTGTTGGGACTATGAGGAAGATCAGCTGATAGTTATCGCCAATGGTGAGGTGGTTATCAGGGATGACGAGAATCCTTATCTTGACGTTAACAACGGCCACATTTTTGTAGACCTTCCTGACATGTCTCTTCTCTGGGAGTTCTGGGCAACCGGTCATGTTGAGCCAGTTGAGAGTACCATTATGGAAATTGCTGACCTTCGCAATCAAAGAATGGACGACGTGATCTTAATGCTCGACCCCGTGGTTAAGATTCGTAAGGATACCGGCATTACCAAAAACGATATTATTTTCTCTCCTGGAGCAGTTTGGGAGCTGCGCAAAATGGATGATGTGGTGATTGAGCGGCCGCCGGACATCAGCCTCATGGGAGTTAATGAAGACAGACTTCTGCGTGATGAAATTTCAAGAACACTTGCTCTTGGTGAGTATCTGCAGGGTTTGCCACAATCGTCAAGTGAACCGCTTGGGAAAGTGGCCATGCTGTTGGGTCAAAGCAACCTCAGATTAAGCATGAACGCCCAAAACATATCCAATGCCCTTACTACGGTTGCCAATATCCTAATTCAGTTAAACCGAGAGTTTATAGGCGAGGACAAGCTGTATCGTATTGTTGGAAGCAATGTTGACTTCAAAGAATTCAGGTCAGAGGATAAGAAGATTCAGGTTGATGCTATTGTCGAAGTAGAGCCGGTAATCCCACCAGATAAACAAGCCAGACTTAACCAAATACTACTTTTATATGACAAGCTCATTGCACAGGACAAACCCGACCCTAATAGCCCAGAAGATGTAAAACATTGGTTGATTCGCAAGCGAGCTCTCCAGAAAATGATTTTAGAGGAGCTAGATCTTGATCAGTATGTTGATATCCTGCTTGGTCCTGAATTGGTGCAAAAGCAAGAAGAAACAATCATAACCCCATCAAATGGGGAGCCCGTAGCCCCTGTAGCGCCTTCTGACGACAGTTTACCGCCCGAAGCGGGTAGTTCATCACCTGTTGCCAATAAAAACAAAATACGAGAGCTTATTGGCAAGATCCCAGGGTTAGGGAAAATGCTCCAAACATAAGCGCTCCGTTTTGATTTTCAGCTCTAACCCAATATAATTAAACTCATGAAAGTAAGAATTGTAAGATTTCCTAAAATTGATGAAATAATATGGACAAAATAGCTCTCTCTCTACAATCAATCTCGTTACTTATTAACTCTGGTGAAGCAAAAAAAGCACGAGAGAGATTAGCCGAATTTGAACGAGAAAACCACGATAACAAATCGCTGATGTTTTATAAGCCTGGTTTTCTGGTAGATATCGGGAGTGATCTTAAGGATGAAAATATCATCAAGGAAGGGATTGAGCTTGGTCAGTTGGCGCTTACCAAAACACAGCAAGACAGGGCAAAGGCATACCTCCACTATTGTCTGGCAAATGGGTACACATGCCTATATCAACTCACGGAAAGAATGGGTGGTGTTATAGACAGAACAATACCTCAAAGCGAGAACCTTTCTAAGGCTAAACAGCACCTGCTCCAAGCCACAGCTGTTGAAATTGATGATCCAAACCTTGAAGTACAATTGCTAGTCAACCTTGGCAACTGTTTAGACACCCTTGGTAGAAGTATTGAAGCAATGAATGTTTACGATAAGGCCTTAAGCCTAAATGAAAACTTTTCTATGGCTATCGCCAATAAGGCCAAGGCACTTAGAGCATTTGCAGAGATTTCAGATAAGTATCGGGCTGCAATATATGTTGAAGCATATCAAGACATTAAATCAGTTATCGACAAGCCAGATCTTGTTGCAGTTGGTGGCTTGGGAGCGAAGCAGGACTGTGAGCACGAACTTTCTTATATAGAATCCCGTTTTCAAGACAAAAAATTGTTGCAGAAAAAGCTCAAGCATCCCCGGTACAAAACTGCAAACCTATCTGATTTTGAAAAGTTCTATCTAAAATTTTGTAATAAAGAGAAATTATTCTTAAACTTCCACATTCACCAGGATCATTGTGAAGCAGCTATCGAGGACCCGGTGTTTATCAGACTAATAACTAAAGTCAATGATAACGATACTTTTTATAACTTAGCTAAATATCTCAATCAAATTAAAGAAGACTATGCGGTCGCGAGATTGCTATTGGTCCAGTCGCAATACCACCAGGAAGACTTTGACAGAATCAGTGAGCGAACAGTTTTTGTGTATGCTCTAGATTACTCTCAGTTCAACATTTACAGTGGACTTCTCAAATCAGCCTTTAAGGAAGCGTTCAACATCTTGGATAAAATCGCAGTTTTCATTAACGACTATTATCAGTTAGGTCACAGGGAAGAAGACATTTATTTCGACTCACTTAGAGGTAAAGGACGAAGCGCTTCAATTTGGGAAGACGATGGCACTATAAGAAAAGAGATCGTAAATTCGGAGAATATCAGTCTTTATGCTCTATATGACATTTACAGGGATTTCAAATCAGGCAGATGTCAAAGGATTCAAGACATTAGAAATGCACTAACGCATCGAAGGCTAGTGGTTTTTGACTCAGGTCTTACGGATTGGGACAGCAAATCTGATAAGCACAACATTGGATATGACACCATGTTAAACGAAACCACAGATCTCGTGAAACTAGTAAAGGCTGCCATTATTTATTTGATTAACTTTGTAAATACTGAGGAAGAAAAGAAAAAGAAGTCCAATGGAAAACTGATCCTTGATATGTATGTTGACACATCGCAGTTTTTATAAAAGTTCAGTATTAAGAACTACCGATTCTACTCTAAACGCATGTTCTACTGACAAAGTCCTTGCCTGTTGCCCAAATTTATCTCTTGCTTGCGCGAGACTCAGGTTAGGGACTTTTTGCTTTCTACTATCGCTTGAGTCATTCCAGGCGTCGCAATTAAACCATCCAACAAGGTAGATTCCGTGATGACAGCCATTGGATGAAAAATATTTGTCAACCAGCTGGGTTTTCATCGCTGTATCTAATTCAGAATGCCAGCATCCTTTAACCTCAACAATGATCATGGGAATCGGTCGATCTACCTAGTCGATCTTTACCAAAAACTATAATGTGAGAAATTTACTAAAAGTTGAGATACACTCACTGTTTCACTTCTTACTAGTAAGAATATCTTTACATTTCTTACTTTGTTGTTTATTCTAAATACTGTTGGCTCTTTAACAACAAGGAGTGTGTATAAATTAGTATATACGAAATGAGGAAAGACGCACTCGGCTAGAACGGCAAAAGTTCGCAGGAGTTTACTCCCAATGCCTTAGAAACTTTGTATAGTGTTCTGATGGTGGGATTCCTTTCCCCCCGCTCGATCATCCCTACATAGTTTCTGTGCATGGCAAGCTTAGCTGCTAACTCTTCTTGGCTAATACCTTTAGCCTTCCGAACTTTTTGCACCTTCTCTCCGAATTTCATCAAAATGTGTTTGTGAGTAATAGGTTTGCCCATCAAGCAAATCGTATATACTCCTTGTATGCTTCTCTACCCACTCCTTGTGGGTTTTTATATTAAGATTAGTCATGGAAAACTATAAAAACAAAACCACACTAAAAAGTGGCATCAATGACAATTAAAAAGATATCTAATAACTATTATGTGCGAAAAGCTGCTCATTTTCCAAAAAACATATGATTTACTTCTCTGGTTATACCCAGTTATTAATCGTATCCCAAAAAGTCACAGACTTGTTTTGGGAAGAGAGTTGGAAGAGTTTGGCATAGCTCTACTGGTCTCAATGATTAAAGCTAACAAGGCTCGAGGACCCATGCGAACGACTCTACAACTACAGATATCGGACGATCTTGACTCTATTCGCATACTTATCCGGCTTACAAAAGACTTGCGATTGATGAGTATCAAACAATACACAATGGGTGCTGAGAGGATTAACGAAATAGGAAGGATGCTTTCTGCATGGATGAAAGTGGTATAGTTATTATTGAGGGGAAAATCATAAAACGCAGCAGTGTGTTTCTCCGTGGCGGGAATTGGAATAATACGACCAACGCCGGGGCGTTCGCACTCAACCTGAATAACACTACTGGCAATCAGAACAACAATATCGGGTTTCGCTGCGCCAGTGATGACTGTATACACCAAGCTATCGCTTGGCTGTGCCAGATGAGTGATATATGTCTACGGATATATATTCCGGATCTATATGATCACAAGGTTTTTTCCGTTTCCTGCCCAACGGTAGGGGAAAACATAATACCTGTATCCCCGCGTCTTGCTCGCTTGGCGAAATGAGGCGCGGGGGAAATGGGTTAGTAAAGTAGGATAATTATGTTTGAAGATATATGTAACCTAGAACAATTGGTCAAAGCGTACTATCAAGCACGTAGAGGAAAACGGGAAAAGCTACGCATATGTGAGTACGACTTTTTTCTTGAAAATAACCTGGTTAAACTAAAATATCTACTTCAAACTGGCAAGTACCTGCCAGCCCCCTATGCTCATTTCACAATTTATGATCCTAAAACTAGAAAAGTATCTGCACCAGCCTTCCGTGATCGTGTCTTGCAACACTCACTTGTTGCGACAATTGAGCCTTTCTTTGAAAGAAGGTTTGTTTTCGATTCTTATGCATGTCGAGAGGCAAAAGGAACACATTTGGGTGCACAAAGAGTTAAAAAATTTCTCATGGCGGCTCGTTGTATAAACGGAGGTAATAAAGATATTTATGTGTTGCAATGCGATATTCAAAAATATTTTCAGAGCATTAGCTGGGATATTCTTCTCTCTATAATTTCAAAGACAATCCACTGTGATAAAACTCTTGACCTTATCACAAAGATTGTGACAACACACGAGGATACAAACAAGAAAGTAACCGATGTCAAAGTAAATTTCCAATTGGACCTTTTTACCCCTGCATCGACCGTAGAAATTCCTGTGGTTTCAATAGATAAGAGAATGGGATTACCCATAGGTAATCTGACAAGTCAGTTGTTTGCCAATATTTACTTAAACGAACTTGATCATTTTGTTAAAGAGGAACTCAAAGAGCGGTGGTATGCACGCTACATGGATGATTTTTTAATCATTAATCCTGATAAGGAGCGTTTGAGATTGGTGAGAGAGAAAATTAGAATGTTTCTAGATCAGAAGCTCGATTTACACCTCCACCCTAAAAAGGTAACTATAAAAAACATAAAGGAAGGCGTACCTTTCGTAGGCTATCGTATTTTTTATGACCATAAACTAGTTCGTGGCTCAACGCTCATTCGCATGCAGAAGAAATATAGATCGAAAGCAAGGCTTTTCAAAAAAGGGCGAATATCTGAAGAGATGATGTCTCAGACACAAAAATCAGTTTACGGACACCTCAAGCATGCCAACGCACACGGCTTGTATGCTTTTATGACTAACAATACAGTTTAACTTTTGCTGAGAATTAGTTATACTGAATAGTATGGTGGATAGGGTTACCTGTGGTAATCAATTATGAATATGATACAAAAGATTAAAAATTATCTATTGGAGCCTCGGTTTCATTTTAACCGTATCCAATTTAACCTGGTAGCGCTGCTATTTATCTCTTTTGGGTTAATTACAGGCGTTTACATTGCTCTTTCAGATGTTATTCCTCGGATTTTTGCTCTTAACGACAGTGCTAAGGTTTGGACGTTTAATGCCGCCAGTGCTGGCGATTACACTGCTAACTTAACTGTAGTTGACAATAGTGGTGCTCATCCTACAGGCGGAACGACAGGAGCTAATGAGTTGGCTAACTCGGGTTTTGCCAGCGATACCTCCTCGTGGAGTACTGCTGCGGCACCCAGTGCTGGTTGGGTAGAAATACCAGGTAACGCAACCTATGGCACAACCAACTTCCTGGCAATGCAGTACGAGGCTAAATACGATTGTACTGGTGATGGAGACGGTGATACCGCTGCCGCCTGTAGTGCTGCAGCTGACTCAGGACTAGGACTAGATTATCGAGATATTAGCTCTTTTGCCACATCTAAAGTAGTTTCAACTGCCAACGGAGCTCCAATTGTTCATATCACCCATACCCAAGCGGTTAGTGCTTGCCCTGCAGGATATCACTTAATCAATAACAACGAATGGATGAGTATTGCAAGAAATGCCGAAGCCCAAACTTCTAACTGGGCCAATGGCACGGTTGGAAGTCTTGTTTCAGCGGGTGGCGGCTTAAAGAGAGGTAATGTAGGACAGGTTGATAGTGTCAGCTATAACGGTACTGATCCAGAATACGGTACTGGAAGAGACTCCAAGGCCATGCTCACCATGTCGAATGGTTCGCAGATTTGGGATATCTCGGGCAACGTTTGGGATCACGTAAACTTTGATGCCAATGATAACGGAACCTACAATGAGGCTGCCGATCTCTTATCTCAACAAGATCAACCAGAGGCAACTGATGGGACTACCACCAGAACAGGCTTTAACTGGTCCGGGTTTACGAGTGCCGATCCAATCAGTACGTGGTATTTGTCCAACAACGGTAGTGGGGCCTTTGCCTATGACGATTTCAGACCATTAAGCACGAGCTTAACTGCTTTAAATGGTGTGGGTAGGATTTATCATGACTCAAATAGTTCAACAACTACAAAAGATCGTGTGTTTCTCCGTGGCGGGACTTGGGCTGATACGACCTACGCCGGGGCGTTCGCACTCTACCTGAATTACACTACTGGCAGTCAGAACNCTACAATGTCGGGTTTCGCTGCGCCAGTGATCCCGTAGCAATCTCTCAATCTTTCTCATCTAGTTCTGGCCGCGGAGCGGCCGGCGGCAATATAATTTCAGTTGGTTCGGTCGCCGATGGTAAAGTTTATCAAAGTGTCAATGTCGGCGATACTTCAACCTATGATTTTTCAGTTTATGTTTATAACAATACGAGTGGGAGTGAAGGGGGTGTAGTTGATGCAACCGTTGCAAGCCTCTATTATGGCGGTAACGCGATCAGCAGTGCCACTTATACAGCAGTAGTAGGAGAAACAGGCTGGTATAAGTTAACAGGGACGGTCACTGGAATTGCTTCTGCAGTTGACACTGGTCTTGTAGTAAAAGCTGGGAAAACAATCAAGGTTGACGATTTTACCCTTTCTAAACAGGGTATTTATAGTGTTTATACGACCACGGCATATTCCAATGCACTGGTTGCTACTTGGGATACTTTCTGTGAAGGCACTTTAACTGGATCAACCTGTACAGAAGATGCTACTCAAGGTGGAAACAGCACCATCAAATATCAAATTTGTACGGATGACGGGTCCACCTGTGAATCTGGCGGCTCCTGGAAGTATTGGGATGGTGCTGCCTGGCAAACAGCTTCCAATGTGACCACGCATGTCAACACGAAAGCGCAATTGACCCAAACCGCGATGCAAGCTTTGCCGATTATCTCTCAGAAAATTTCGGTTAAAGCTATTTTTACCTTTGGCGGATATGATGTGCCGTATCTACCTCACGTCTCGATCGGCCTAACAACGGATACGACTGCTCCCGCTACTAATGCTTCAGCCGTGGCAATGACCCGCTCAAACGGTGGCACGAGTGTCGCTTCTAATGGCTGGACGAGCAATTTATCCCCCTATTTTTCCTGGACAGCCGGAGCCGATAATAGCGGCGGAAGTGGGGTAAAAGGGTATTGTTTGTATTTGGGAACAGATACAAATGGTAATCCGGCAACCAGCAAAGGACTCCTCGGAACAAGTCCTGTTTCAACTGCTGGAACAACCTGTCAGTTTATTGTTTCAGCAACATCAATTGATTTTGCCACTTCATCATATAAAGGCGGAACTTGGTTAACTACTTCAAGTGATCCTTATTATTTAAATATTAAGGTTGTAGATAACTCCGGTAATGTTTTTGGTGGAAGCTCAGAACAATCCCAGTTTCGATTTGACAATACTGCTCCGACTAACACATCATACATTTCCTGTGCTTCGGGATCTTTCTCAAATGTGGCAGACATGAACTTTTCGTGGCCGACTTCAGGAGGTGTTGCTTCTTCTGATACCAACGCTGGGGTTTTGGGTTGGCAATATCAGATTAACTCAACTGCCGGGACATGGCTGGGGACAACTATTGAGACAAGTTTGGGAGTCAATAATTACATACCAACCAGTGCATCTTCCAGAACCCTGACACAAGATCAAGACGGATCCTCAATTGTATCTGGGAATAACATTGTGTACTTTAGGAGTGTAGACGCAGCAGGTAACACTTCAACTGATGCATCCATTAGAACCTGCAACCTCTCTTATGGTGGAGCTGCACCAGCTTTTGATGGCTTAGATGAAGTTACGGTTACGCCATCAACTTCCACCTCAAATTCATATGCCTTAAGCTGGCCTGCAGCAACAGCCACTTCAGGTCAATCAGTCACACATTATTATTACATGGTTAACACCTCACCTCCATCGACACTAGCAACTTTGCAAAGCAATAGTGCTACATATATCGATAATGGTACTTCAATAACCGTTGCAGCTGCGGCGTTATCTAATGTAAATAAAGGTAGTAACACTGTGTATGTGGTGGCTATTGATGATGCTGGTACCCCCAATTATTCGCCTTCAAATTACATTACGGGTACATTTACTCTTAACTCGACTGATCCCGATAATGTCGGTAATTTAGTGGCGTCAGACTCCTCGATCAAATCTCAATCGCAGTGGAACGTGACACTCACCTGGACTGCTCCAACTTATCAGGGTGCAGGAAACCTCACCTATTTAGTGTATCGTTCAGCAGACGGATCAAGCTTTTCTCAAGTTGGTTCAACCACAGGCCTTTCATATGTTGACAACACTCCGTCCTCTAGCCAATTTTATTACAAGATATATTCCAAAGATGGAGCTAACGCTCAAAGCTCAGGAACGAATGCTGTCACAATCACTCCAACTGGTAAGTGGACAAGTGCCCCCACTCTTGATACCGGACCAAGTGTAGGTAGCATTACGACCAAAAAGGCCACTATCACCTGGACAACATCAAGGTCTGCAGACTCAAAAGTACAATATGGGACAACTAGTGGCAGCTATGGAGATGTAGAACCAAGTAATTCAACCCAAACCTCATCACACTCGATCCAATTGACTGGACTAAATCCAGGCACTACCTATTATTACAAAGCAAAATGGACAGACGAAGATGGAAATACTGGAACCAGTGAAGAAAAAAGCTTCAGTACCGCCGCCGCCCCCACTGTCAAAGATGTGGTTGCTAAAAATATTGGCCTAACCTCTTCTATTATCGAGTTTACTTCTAATAACGCTTCGAAGGTAAAAATTTACTATGGAACCAGTACTAGCTTTGGTGGAGTAAAGGAAATTTCAACATCAACAAGTGAAACAACTTACACAGCCGAACTTACTGGTTTGTTAGATGGCACGAAATACTATTACAAAATTAACACCTTTGACAGCGATAGTAGTGAATATGAAGGCACAGTATTAGACTTCACCACCCTACCGCGACCAAAAATCTCTAATGTTCGGATCCAGCAAGTTTCCAACACCGCCCAATCGACAATTTTAGTTACTTGGTTAACTAATACGGAAGTTTCTTCTATTGTCACCTACTACCCTGAAGGAAATTCAGATGATGCTAGGGATGAAGTCAATGTCGCTCTGACCAAAGGAGAGCATAGAATGATTGTCAGAGGTTTAGCGCCACAAACAAACTATATTTTGGTTGTTAGAGGTAGAGATAAAATCGGGAATGAAGCCAGTTCTGATACACAACGGCTTACCACCGCCACTGACACAAGACCTCCTCAAATAACAGATCTACATGTTGAGGGTGCGGCTATTCCGCCCACAGCCTCAACTGCCCAAGAATCTATGGCACAACTTATTGTTTCATGGAACACAGACGAACCTTCAACATCACAAGTAGAATTTGGTGAAGGAACTGGCACAGCATACTCATCTAAGACTCAAGAGGATAGTAACCTAACCTATAACCATCTGGTGATCATTTCCGGTCTCACTCCAAGCAAGGTCTATCATTTGCGAACGATTGGAAAGGATAAAGCAGGTAATACTGGCAATTCGATTGATACGGTAACAATTACACCAAAGACCACCGAAAATGCCTTAAACTTGGTAATTAGTAACTTACAAGAAGCTTTTGGATTTCTTGGAGGATTAAGAAAATAATATGAGTGATTTTTTATTCCAAATACAGCAAATCTCAAAATCGTTCCATGTAGCGACTGCAGAAGTGCCAATTTTGAAAAATATAACGTTTGATATCAGAGCTGAAGACTTCGTGGTTATTTTTGGCCCATCAGGATGTGGTAAATCCACTCTCCTGCATACGATGCTAGGTTTAGAAGAGCCATCAAAAGGAAAAGTTATCTTTTTGGGTAGGAATCTCTACGACGGCGTAACAGAAGATGAGCGCTCAGATTTTAGAAAGCAACACATAGGAATGGTTTATCAACAATCTAATTGGATTCGTTCCCTAACGGTATTGGAAAATGTAGCTTTCCCGCTCTTGTTAGTAGGTCAGGATAAAAGTGTAACCCTCGAAAAAGCCCGTCAGTCGTTGGGTTTAGTGGAAATGATTGAATGGTCTTCGTATGTTCCAACAGAACTGTCTTCAGGGCAACAACAGCGTGTAGCTCTGGCAAGAGCACTTGTTACTAACCCTGAAGTTATCATAGCCGATGAACCAACGGGAAATTTGGATTACGAATCGGGGCAAGAATTAATGCAACTTTTAACCTCACTGAACAAGAAGGCTAAAAAAACCATTGTAATGGTGACACACGACTTGGAATATCTGAGATTTGCTAAAACGGCTGTACGGATGTTCAACGGGGAAATCGTTGGGGTTTACGATGATAAAGATCAGGAAAAACTTATGGGAGAAATTAGAGGAAAACGAGGCAATGGCAATGGAGAAAACATACCAAAACAGGAAAACTTAAATACGACTAAAAATATACAACTATGAGAAAACTAAGCATTGGAATAAAACTAAATAACATATTTCACTCCATCTATCAGATGGGAACTTTTGTGTTGTTGTTGATGCTTTACATAACAGCTAAAGGCGTAAATCGGATTGCCAGCTGGCGTTTTTTCCCAGTGATTGTTAAATCAAAGCTATCAACACCTTTATCATTTTTTTATACACGAGCAGTAAAACTCTTAGATCTTAGGCGTGTCGGAACAATTTCGAGAATCGATCTGATTGAGCTATCAATCAGAAATATGAAGGCTAAAAAAACCAGAACAATGGTGACTATTGGCGGAATGACCATTGGAATTGGTGCAATTGTATTTTTGGTTTCTATTGGATACGGCCTGCAACAATTAGTGATAACTCGTGTGGCGAGACTTGAAGAGATGAGACAAGCAGATATTGCTCCTCAGGCTGGAGGAAAAGTAAAAATTGATGATAAGACAATATCCGATTTCAAAGATATTACGGCTGTGGAAATGTCATTACCTCTTATTGCAGTGGTGGGAAGAGTAAACTACCAAAATTCTGTTTCTGATATGGCTGTCTATGGCGTAACAACTGATTATTTAAAACAATCAGCTATCAAGCCGATACAAGGCAAAATATTTGAAAGCAATGAACTAACCGCAGAACTTCTTCCAGTTTCAAGCAAGGTGGCAGGAGCTTATACAGAAAGTAAATTCGGTGAGTTGGGAGAGAAAATACAAGATATCGACTTTACTATAGATTCTTCTACTTGGATAAGGGTGAGAGAAGATGCATCAACCAGTGCCAAGGTTTTGGGGTATACCAAGCGTGTGGAAGGCAATTCTCATGGCGAGGAAATTTGGGGAGGAAAATATGTATCGGAAGGCAACAACGGTACTTTCGGTGAATCAGGGAGCGGAGCCACGCTTGGAAAGTGGATAAAAGCACCTGTTTTGCTCTGGAAAGAAGAGGTTTGTGACGCTGAAACACAAGGCGATTGCGAAGATGGCAAGCATATGGTCCAAAGGGACGAAGATAATAAACAAGTCCAGACAGAAGGTTACTTTGCTGAAGTAAATGTCACCATTGCTGGAGCAAACGTAACACAAGCGCGAGTCTTAGGTGTTACCACCGACGAATCGTCTGGTAGTACAAAACAGGCTTCTATTGATACAACTTCACTCGATTGGGTGGAAATTGCTTCTGAAGCAGGAGTTGTCCAAACACCTGACACTAAAACGGTAGAACTAGCTCTAAACGCCAAGAAACAAGCAGTCGTTAATCGTGCTATGCTCAAAATCTTGGGTATAAACGAAAATGAAGCAGTTGGCAAGAAATTTTCAACTTCATTTGTTGTAGTTGGAGAACTACTGACGGATCCTAAAGAAAAAATTGAGTCCGCAACGGCTGAATACACAATTGTCGGTGTGATTCCAGAAGAAAATACTCCTGTTTTCTATGTACCATTTATTGATTTGCGTTCGCTGGGAATCATCAATTACTCCCAAGTAAAAGTAGTAGTAAAAGACCAAGCAGATCTTCCAAAAGTAAGGAGGCAGATAGAAGCGATGGGTTATTCCTCCAGGTCTGTTGCAGATACTGTTGCACAGATTAATTCTCTCTTTGCCACAGCAAAGACTATGCTTGCCCTTTTGGGCATGGTTGCATTAGCTGTAGCCGCTCTTGGCATGTTTAATACCCTAACAGTTTCACTTTTGGAGAGAACTCGCGAGGTTGGACTGATGAAGGCTATGGGGATGAAATCTTCAGAAGTGCAAGAACTGTTCTTAACAGAATCAATGATTATGGGTTTCTTCGGCGGGATATTAGGGATAATTGTGGGTTTTCTTGTGGGTAAATTGGCAGGGCTTATCCTTTCATTTTTTGCAATCTTTAAGGGAGTCGGGTTTGTTGATATTTCTTATATACCTTTACCTTTCGTTCTCGTGGTCGTTTTTCTGTCCCTACTCGTAGGACTTGTAACTGGTATTTATCCTGCTAAGAGAGCCACACGAATTTCAGCTCTTAATGCTTTACGCTACGAGTAATTCTTTATTACCTCAAACTTATTTTATTAGATGAATCTCCCTCGACCTTATGGTTGGGGATTTATGTGAGGAGTGGATTAAATATGACTACTCCTTGTATGTATTTATGATAAAATGAGTATGCATGCGAGCAAAACCGGCTATCGAATTTTACGAGTTCAGCCCTATTGAAGGCATTAGTGACGAAGCCTTACTTAATGCTGTAAAGAAAGCACAATATAGCTTTTTTAGGAAGCAAAAAGGGTTCATTAGGTGTGAAATATTAAAGTCTGATAAAAACTGGATTAGTATCAGTTATTGGAATGGCGTAGAAGAAGCGAGAAAAGCCCTGGACGAATTCCTAAATCATTCGAGTTGCCTGCCCTTTGTGCAGATGGTCTCCCCTAGTAGCGAGCGAAGATTGTACATGCACCGCGAGCTATCTTCTAAAGTTTAGTCTTGAATAAATTCCTTCATATCACCACAAAGTAACACAAAGTTTATTGCGAACCATTCTCCCCTTTACTAGACTGTAGCTATTAGGAAGTAAAGCCTAACGAAACAATCGGGGCTGTGACTTTTGAATATACGCCAACTATGCGTGTGTTTAGAAGTTGCAGCCCTTTTTAGTTGGTTTATTAAAAAACCGAATCTGAAACAAAAATGAAAACACTTAATCAGAATATACATCCAGCCACTCTTCTCCCAATCGGGGAAATTACTGAAACCACAGAAGGCGCAGCAGTTGATACATACCTCTCGGGCAGACCAGCCTACGACTCCGGTCTTATAGACATAGCCATTGGTGATCTTGGTGACCAAACCTCTACTAAAGTGAAGATCGAAGAATCAGACTCTTCAACCTTTGCCTCTGGAGTGACTGTAGCCAAAGGTGGCGAGGAAATCACTGTTGCTGAAGATACAGGCTACAAGGTGCAAATTGAACGCAAGAAACGATATCTACGAGCAGTGGTAACCATTACTGCTGGATCAGCACCTTCAGCAGAAGCATACGTCGGAGCATTATTGTGGGACGCACAAAGGCCGTTCCCAATTACCTAAGGAAAACTATGGAACCAAATCAAAACAAACAACCAAACGCACCAACACAGGATCAAAAATCTGCAGGCAAAGCACCGGAAGCTGACGCATCAGCTCACCCAAATGAGGCTCAAATGTGGGACAAGGTTGACTCGTTATTTACTGTCGCCCGCAACACATTTTTTCAAGGTAACTCCACGTTTGTGGAAGTGCTTGATAGCTTAATCGCTACATTGCAGGACATGAAGGAAAACGAAGTTCGTCCTCTCGGTGGCTTAACCCAAAAATCAAAGATGAAGTTAGAAGGCCAGGATAAACCGGAAGAAGAAACTCCGGTCAATCCGAATTTATAAAACTATGACAGACAATATTGACGAAAAACTTGATCGAGGCCGAGCAGTTTGGGAAATGACCCAAACCGAAGGCTGGAACATTATCAAAAGCCTGATCGATCAGGAGCTAGAGATTGAAAGTAAGGATTTACTGGACTGTCCGATAGAAGAAGACCTTGAATATAAACAAATGATCAAGGCATACAGGAAAGTCTTGAGCATGGTCGACAGCGTTATTAAAGAGCGAGATGAAACAGCTCAAAACCTGAGAAAGGAATAAACCTATGGACGAAGAACAACTGAAACAAAAAGAACAAGAAGAACTACGAGCCCTGCTCGATGCACCAGGTGACGAGGAGGATTCCTCAGGTGAAGATCAAAAGAATAAAGACACCACACCACCTGCTGATAATCCTGATGATAAGGAAGCCGAACCAGAAGCTGGCAAAGACGACAAACCAAATGAAGAAGGCTCTGAAGATGAAGCCAATAAAGATTCGAAAGATCAGGGCAAAGATAAGGAGAACAAAGACCGCTGGAACGGAAAAAGCCGGGAAGAAGTAATTAAAGAATACGAAACTTTGAAAGGTCGAGTTGCTGCTCTGGAGAACAAAGACCCTGACAAAAAAGATCAGCCAGAAGATGGGAAGTCAAAACAAGGAGAAGAAAATCTCAGTCTTCCCTCTGCAGATGCACTGCAAAAGATGACCCCATCCGACTTTGCTAAATGGGTTATCTCCCGCATCGATGATGGAGTCAAAAAGACGATTGATGTCCAAGAGAAAATCCGTGAGTCAGTCAGAAAAGAAATCGCTGAAGCCAAGAAAGAACATCCACTTCAGGATCCTGACTACCGCAAGATGGTGCAAACAATTATGGACGCTGCCAGTGCCAAAGGCACGACAGTCTCCTTAAAAGAAGCATGTGTACAGGTAGATGCTTTTCTCGGCAAGCATAAAGCAAAAGATGATGCCGACACTAAAGATGAGTCTGAAGAATTATCAGATGAAGAAAGGAGCCGACTTAAAAAAGCAAAGGCTCAAGTTGAGAGTGGAGCGGGCGCTCCGACTCAGCCCGATGGCTCGGATGCCGAGACAAAACGCATCCAGAAAGCCCTCGCCGGAAGCGGGTCAAAAAGCCCCTTAGGAGGGTTAGGAATCTAACCTCCTGCGTTATTAATAAGAAGGGAGGTGAAAAAATATTATGCCAGCATCAACAACAGGAATCAGAGGTTCAGGTAACTTAGGGGTAACCCGTAAGTATGACGTGTCGGACGTTGTATCGCTATTGGATGTCAACCGATATCCATTAATGGCGATATTAACTAACGCTGGTAAGGATCCAGCGACCGGCGAGGGTGAAGCTTTAAAGAAAAAAGAAAGCACTGACCCAGAGTTTAAGTGGTTTGAAGACGAGTTTGGAAAGCGACAACTAACCGGCTCAGGAACAGTTGACCCAGACGGAGGCAACCTTGTCATTACAGGACAATCTCAGTACCTTCAGGTTGGCGACATCATTTTGGTGTCCACGCAGAAATGGATATTCCAGGTAACAGCTATTGTTGACGGAGACACAGTTACGGTAGGCGCAGAACTTGGTGGAGCAACAGGCGCGGCCGCATCTGCGGTCGGTGACGTTTGGCTCATTGGTAATGCCAATGAGGAAGGCGCAGGCCTGCGAGATATCAAGTCTACAACCATTGCCGAAGTGTCCAACTACTGTCAGATCTTCAGAACCCCGGTAGGTATCACTGAAACTGCTAGAAACACGCAAGGATGGGTCAAAGAAAACGACTTTGATTACCAGAGGCGCAAGAAAGGTATCGAACACTATGTCGATATCGAACGAACGTTTATCTTTGGTAAAAAGGGTCTTATCACTTCAGGTACTCACCCAAAGCGATTTACGAATGGAATTCTAGGAAGAATTGCCACCTATGCCACTGCTAACGTCGATACAGAATCAGAATTCGACGCTTGGCTTGAAAGTCTCTTTGCGCACGGTAATACAGAAAAGTATCTCTTTGCTTCAGCCGCAGTCGTTTCGATGATCAACGGTTGGGCTAAAGGGAAACTGCAAGTAGTCAATCCGACTAAAGCATATGGCCTGAGAATCGTAACGTACGACTCACCGCACGGAACACTGCACATCATTAAGCATCCACTTTTGATCGGGTCCACATACGGAAACTATGCCGTAGGACTTGATATGGAAGCCCTAACGTACCGCCATCTGACAAATCGTGACACCAAGCTTTTGACTAACCGTCAAAACCCAGGTGAAGACAGCCAGGTCGACGAGTATTTGACCGAATGTGGATTGCAAATGGAACAAGAGAAACGTCACGCCATTATGAGTATCGGCGCTCTCTAACCCTAAGCACATTACTGAAATCTATGAATACAAACGACGAACAACGAAAGTCACTACACACTTTCTTACTCAGTGTAGTCGCCTAAGAAGGGGTGAGCGTTATCACCCCTTAAACCCAATCTGAGGTTATTAATTAAATCAGAAACAAAAGAAAGCGAGGTGAAAAATATGACCGAAAGAACAGCAAAATCATTAGATGAAATGTCGATGGCAGAGCTTTGGAGCGTTGCCAAACTATTGGGCGTCTCAAAAGACGGCAAGCGAGATGAGTTAGTTGCTCGTATCAAGCAAGCTCAGGATCAAGAAGGTAGTGATGGATCGACTCCAACACAACCACAACAGCCCAAAACAATCAAATCAACGGCAACTAAAGAAGTGGTGTATATCTCCCGCTATTACGAACTCAGGTTGGTAATGTCGCCTTCTTACTTAAAAGAAGTCGGAGGTAAGGTCCTGATTATTCGGGGTACTTATATCCAATTCCACGAAGGTATTTATAAAACCAATAAACCTGATGAGATCGAGTATCTCGACACTCATCCCAACTTCGGCAGTGTGTTTCGAAAAGTTGAAACAGCCGATGTGAGAGGTGGAAAGAGTGTTGATCAGATTTATCAAGATAAGTTTAAAACTCTTGAGGAACGCGAGAAAGAACTAGCAACTAGAGAAGCTGCACTTCGAAAAAAAGAAGTGGAGCTGAATGGCTCAGAAGAAGGAGCTAGTCAACCAAAAGCAGTAACTGGAGTTAGAAGTACGGCTGAGCAGCCGAAGTTTTAAACAGAAAAATATGTCAACAGATAGTCGATCGACATTTACCACGGCTCAGGTGACTCTGACCGATGCTGATACCTGGTACCCGTTACCAGATATCAAAGTTGGTGAGGGTTGCGAAATCGTTATTAAAAGTAGTGCAGATAACACTGCGCCTGTAAACGTGGCTCATAACGACGATGACAGCAAGGCCGCTCCTTTTATTTTGGATAACGCAGGAGACAGCATCTCACTGCGCATTAAAGGAACTGAGCAGATTGTGGTTGGCTCTGGCGTAGCTGGACAAGTTGTTGAAGTTATAACCGAACAGTAAAACTATGGCTAAATATAGAAGTGCAACATCATCAGCAAAACTAAAAATGCTTGACTGGCAGGATTCTGTTCTTGATAAGGACTTGAACACACCGCCAGGAAGTCCTGCTGAAGGTGATCGGTATATTGTCGCTGCTTCAGCAACTGATGCATGGGCAAGTCAGGAAGGCAAGATTGCTGAATATAACGGTTCCACTTGGAAATTCACCACACCTAACGAAGGCTTTGCTTGTTGGATTGAAGATGAAAACAAAATTTACGCTTTTAATGGTTCAGCCTGGATAGCCATCGACCCTACTGGCGCTGCTTCAGCAGCGATCGCATCTCACGAAAGTTCATACGACCATACCAACTTACCAGCTAACGATGAAAAAGATGCCCTAGTCGGCACCGATGCCCCATCAGGTGCGAATCCCTACGCCACGAAGGGTTATTCTGACCAAAAACTTGAACGAACAATAATGACCAAACTAAAAGTTTTAAGAGGAAGTGATGATGGTGAAGAAGATTACGACACCAGTTGGTATCCGAATGGCTTCGGCTCTAATCAAATTTCAGCTGGGAATGATAACACTGGAAGTTGCGATCTAGGGCTTCGTTTTTTACGAGCATTTATTCCCAACAATGCAAAAATCACTAATGCTGTTCTCAGAGTAAGAGCAGCTGTTAACTCAACAAAAAGACCAACCCTAAAAGTAAAAGGGATTTTACAGCCCGGTCCCAATACCTTCGCAGGAGACGGCAGTGACCGTCCATCAACTAGGACAAAAACCACAGCCGCAGTTGATTGGGATATTGCAGAAGATTGGGTGCTTAACACTTGGTATCAGACTCCAAATATAGCTTCAGTCATTAACGAGCTTATCCAACAAGCGGAATTCACAGGTAAAGCACTCGCTCTCACCATTGAGGACGATGGTAGTCCTGCAAATCAATACGAAAACATTTGGGATTTCAACAGTGGAGCAGCTAACGCTGCCGAACTGATCTTAACCATAGAACCAAATGTTCCCTAATTAAAGAAAAGGAGGTGAAAACCATGCAAGAAAGCGATGTCGCACTACTAGAACAAATTATTAAAGCCATAGTTGAAAAACCAGAAAACGTTGTAATCAGTCGTAAGATTGACGAAATGGGAGTTCTGTTAACTGTCCGATTGGACGACAAAGATGCCGGAGCCCTAATAGGGAGAGGTGGCGAAACAATTGCTGCAATCCGAAGAATTATGAAACTCGTTGGAATTAAAGCAAACGCCAGAATCAACATCAAACTAGATGTTCCCCGCAGGAGCAAAAACGCCTATGACAAACCAAGTATTGAAAGTCAAAACAACAATTCAAGAGAACTCTGATGACGGCAAAGAAGCTGGGTCTGCTACTTGGAATAAAGATGGTAATGTCTCGAGCGTTATAACTTTGGGTAACTTCTCAGGTGCTCAAACTGGAGCCTTTAGATTTCGTGCGATTGATATCCCTAAATTTTCTAAGGTCTTACTCGCAAGACTTCGCTTAAGACCTGCTTTTACTGATGATACAGACTTCACCACAAACTTAAAAATCCAGGGGATTAAAGAGCCAGACCCCTCTCCATTTAAATCCGATGGTTCAAATCGACCATCGACTCGAACTAAAACCACAAACGCTGTTGATTGGGACATCATTAAAAAATGGGAAGTCCATGAGTGGGTTCAAACACCAAACTTGAATCTAGTCGTAGAAGAACTCCTCGCTCAAAACGGCTGGAAGCCAGGTAACGCAATGGTTTTTATTATCACCGATGATGGAAGTCCTGCTGAGAACTCCAAGACTTGTTACGACAGCAGTAAAGGTGAAGGCTACGAAGCAGAGCTCGAAATTTATTATCTTCCGCAAGGGCTACATGAACAAATAACTATTGGGTTAATTCAAGGAAATGACCGTGACGGTGAAGAAGATTATGAAGCGACCTGGTACCCTAGTGGATTTCAAAACAACATCACAACCTTTGGTGATGATGGCAGTAACGATCCAAATGAATCGGCAAATGATTTAGGTCTTATCTTCAGTCCGGTGAACATTCCGCCTGGCGCAGAAATTATCTCAGCCAAAATACTTGTCACCTCTTCTCAGCAAAACAATGGTATGCCAAACCTCCTGATTAAAGGTCTTGCTGAAGATGATGCTGCAGTCTTTGCCTCGAACGGATCAAATAGACCTTCACTGCGAAATAAAACGACTGCCAAGGTTCAGTGGAACTTGGGACATGCAGAGGCTGGTGTCCTCATTGGTGACCACTGGAGTGCAGAAAGTGTCTATGAGAGCCCTGAAATAAAAGAGATCATTCAAGAAATTGTGGATCGCCCAGGTTTTATCTCAAGCAAAATAGGTATTGTTATAGAGAACTATGAATCAGGTCATGGCAGTGTAAAAAAGATTTGGGACTATAACCAAGACTCAGGAAAGTACGCGCCTCGGTTAGTTGTCGCCTGGACTCGAGAACGAAGGGTAACCGCTAGAGACAAAGATGTCGAAGTCTATAACAAGGCGAACTATCCCGAATTTATCATTGTCCATCATTCCGCCACCCCTCGAGATAATACCCGTTTTGAAACGATTAAGAGATCTCACATAGGCTTTGGTTGGGACGATATCGGATACCACAAGTGGATAGCTGGTGAACTTGACGGTGATGGGGTCTTGATTCTGGGAAGAAAAGACAACGTCATAGGAGCACATTGTGACAGCAACAAGATGAACTATCGATCCTTGGGCGTAGTGCTCTGTGGCAACTTTCATAACAGTGAAACTCCTACTTCGGCTCAGTTAACAACATTGCAAAAAGCTTTGGATGATTTACGCCTTGAAAGAAGTATTCCAAAGGAACGAGTTTTGGGACACGGAGAAGTTCCTGAGTCGGCAACAGACTGTCCAGGCAATGCGTTATTACCTTACGTCCAACGGTACAGGAGAACCGGAAAACTCCAATAATTATGCAATTACAAGAATTTAGACAAGACTTAAACGCAAGAATGACAGCCTCCAAAGTGAGTGGTTTTTGGAAGGATGCCGATAAGGATCGCTGGCTTAATAAAGCGATTGTGCGGGCTTGTAACTACGCCCGCTGGAAATTCTTAAGCAAGCACGCCACACAACTCACTGAGCTAAATCCTGATGGTTCGGGAAAAGAATCCTATTTCCTCCCTTTCGATTTTAAGCCTGGTGGAATGGTTTTTCTCTCTGTAGATGGTGAGGAGTACCACAAAGCAATGGAAAACCAATATCTGAGTCGAAAGTCGGATAACAAGATTGCTCCTACATTTCACCCCTCCCTAGATATTGTCCACCCTTCCGCTCACACCGATTGGCGATGGCAAAAAATGTATGCCGTCATTGGCGATCAATATTTTATAGATCCAGTAGTCGAAATTGCAGGCAAGATTATTGACCTCTTTTATAAACGTCGTCCTGTCCGACTAGTTGAGGAAACGGATGAACCTATCACTCCAGAGGAAATGGACGAACCCATTCTTAAATTAGCTCTGGCTACATGTCTAGCAAAAGAGCCAGGCAGGAAAAACGAAGCAGAAAAAGAAGTCATTGAAGCACACGCTCTACTACAGCAAACCAAAGACCGCGAGGATGAAGAACCATCGAGTGTCTTCGTGGGTCAAGCAAAAAGTACTCGATGGGGTTAAAACTATGAACGCATACAGAATACAAGGTTACAGAGGAGGAATAGCAGATGATCCCTACCAAGGTGTAAGGGAAGCCTTTCGCTTTGGCTATGGCTTAAACATCCGAGGTGAAGAAAACACCCTGAAGTGCAATCAACGCTTAAAAGAAGATCTTGGTAGTGACACTGTCATAACCGATCTTATTCTTTTTTACATTCCAGCCTCAAACGGAAACCTATATGGTTTTGGTGACACAGGAAATGTTTACCGGAAACAAGGTGGAGCCGCTGCTTGGGAGTTAGTTTATGCCGATGCAAACGGAAAAATAACTGGAGCGGCTGAATATACTAACAACGATGGCAGTGATAACTACATTCCCTACCTTTATTGGGCAACTGAAACCAATGTCAGCAGAATAAAACTTTCCGGTACTTGGGCAACTGATGTTGAACATAACTGGCAAACTCTCGATGGTGATCCGTCTTGGCACACCATGTCTGAAGCACTTGGAGTGCTTCTTATTTGTGACAACAAAGACTTGGCAATGGTGGACTATGAGGGCGGATTTAACCTTGATGCTGTTGACTTACCAAGAAGCCATCGAAATAAATGCTTGCTCGGTTTAGACCAACTAGTTGTTTTTGGATCGACTAAGGGTGACAAAGTTGAAGAAGGTTGGCTTTGGACCTGGGATAAGATCCAACCCTCCTGGATCCAGAGGCGAATGGTTGCTGAACGCGGAATTAACGCATTACTGCAAGGTGAGTTCTTAATGATTCAGGCAGGAGTACGAGGCGGTCTGTACTTCTGGGACACTTCCAGCCTCTTACGAATAAAAAAACTCCCTGGTGAATTTGCCTGGGTCAATCCAGGTGGTGTAACCATCATGGGAGGTCTCCCCTTATTAGGAGTAAATGGTAGCAATAAATGCGGAATCTATTCCTACGGCCGACTAAATAAAAACGATCCTTACGCTCTCAATCTCGAATACATCCCTTCTCACGGTAAATTCGAAAACGTTTTGATCGGTGCTCTAACAATGTATGAAGACAGAATTTATTGTTCTTGGAAAGACGGTACGACATTTGGAACGGATGTACTTGATCCTGACAACAAAGCAGAAGCACGTTATGAAGGTTTGGTTTTTGACGGTGGTGAATCGTTCACCCAAAAAGGCTTCCGTCAAATCAAGGTAGTTACCAAACCCCTTCCTAGAGATTGCAGTATTGAAATTTTCTTCAAAGTTAACCAACAAGCTGATTGGCAGAAAGCAACCATGCAAGATGGCTCCGAATTATTTGATCACGAAGGTAGATCTAAAGCTATTTTCTCAATCGAGACTGGTGGTAATGAAGATGATCCTGGTTCCGGAGAGGAATATGAATTGGCCATGAATTTGCATCCAAATGGTAACGATACACCAGAAATTATTTCGGCAACAACTTATTTCGAGCCATTAGGAGTTTTATAAATCTATGTTAACTAAACAAGTCAAAAAAATACTACAAAATAAGGAAATAGAAGATCAACCTTTTCCTGAGGTGGTACCTCATACGCATAATGGTATTGATTCACCTGCTCTAGGTGCCAATACTGTCGATAGCGTCAACATTAAACCTGGAGCAGTTGGTGATGCCGAGCTGGATGATTTCTCAGTTACCGAACAAAAGCTGGCTGATGCTGCAGTGGCCACTCAAAAGATTAAAGATGATGCCATTACGGCAGCTAAAGTTTATAAAGCAGGATCCGTTATTACTGTATCAGCTCAGATTGCGGAAGCGATCATTCTCTCCGCCCATATAGGAACCGCTCAAATTACTAACGCTAAAATTGCCGATGCTTCAATTTCCACAGCGAAAATCCAAACCGCTGCAATAACAAATGCCGAAATAGCGGACGCAGCTATCACAAACGCCAAGATCGGAGCCCTAGAGGTTGGTAATTCTAGAATCGCTAATGCTGCTATTAGCACCGCGAAAATTCAGGATTTGGCCGTAACAAACGCTGAAATTGCCGATGCCACAATCTCCAACGCTAAGATAGGTGCACTAGAGGTCGGAAACTCTCGCATTGCGAACGCAGCTATCAGCACAGCCAAAATTCAAGACTTGGCAGTCACCGATGCTGAGGTAAATGATCTAAATGCTGGAAAAGTCTCTGCAGGTCAGATGAGTGCCGAGCGAATCTATGGAGGGACGGGATACTTCACCAAAATTAATATTTTAATGTCAGGGTTAGAAGCACTTAATGTAGCTGGCAATATTAACAAAAGTGGTACATCAAACTTCTCCATTCCCCATCCATTGAAAAAGGGCCATAGATTGGTTTATACTGGTATTGAGGCAGCAGAAGTTCTCCTCATTTACAGAGGCACAGCCAACTTAAGTAACGGACAGACACGAATTGACTTCCCAGACCACTTCATAGCGGTCAGCGATCCCCGAAACATCACAGCATATCTGACTCCCAAGCAAAACTGCAACGGACTTTTCATTGTCGAAGTAACAAACGACCATCTTATCGTGCAAGAACTGCAACGCGGTACATCTTCCGCCCAGTTCGACTTCATGGTAGTGACGGTTCGCGATAAATTCTTTGACTTTGATTTCGAACCTGAAGGTGACATCGCTATCAAACGCGATGATGAAGATGAGGAAACTTTCAAGCAACGCTATCTGGAACATCGAATAAACGAGATCACCAAAAAAGGTGGTCCCAAAGTCCAGGAGCAAGTCGATCAACTGCAGCGTGAATTTATCACCACAGTTGGAAGAAAGGAGGTCGCAGATTATGTCAAAAAAACAAATTAAATTAGATAAACCCGATTTAAAAGAACTGCAATTAAGAAAGCAAATAATTAAGCAGCATCAGCTGACAATCCAAGCACTTGATTCTCAATTAGTGGTGTGGCTTCTTGGTAAGTTTTTCAAATACGGTCTCGATAGCCAAAAAGAATATAACTTTGATGTTCTCACTGGAGAAATAACTGAAGTTAGACAACTAGAGAAAGGAGGTGGCTCCTAATGGCAGATAAACAATACGGTGGATGGTATTGGCAACCTAATCAGAGCAAAGCCCTGCGTTGGTGGGGCACTGATTCTAGTGGTAAGGAAGTCTGGACTGAGGGTGATGAACCCGGAAAACAACAATCTGTTGCCAACTTGAGTGCGGGTCTATCTCAAATAAGTGGCTCTGACAGCATTCTTGGTTTTGATGCAGGGACACTCAATGCTAAATTTCAGGACACCTACAAACAAACTCAAGATTTATCTTCAGACCTTGAAGGCTACCAGACTCGACGATATGACGAAGAATATGGCAAAGCGGAACTTGGCAAGCTTAAAGATACTATTAGCTCGCTAGATACAAGCATCTCTCAAGAAAAAAATGTCAGAGATGAATCGGTTAGTAAAATTCGCAAAAACCCAGGATATTCAGCGGCCACGATAACTGGAGAATCCGGAGAAGTTCAACGGCTTGCTGGCGCTAAAATCGGCAACCTGATTGAAGAACGAAACGCAAAAGCCGAGGATTACAACGCTCGTCTTGGTGAAATTACTCGAAAAGTCACATCTGAAACGCAAGGTAAAGAAGCCAAGCTCAACAATCTTCGATATGATCTGCAATTTTTAGGAGGGCTGCTTAATACCTACAATCAAATTCGATCTTCAGAATTATCCTCCACCAAAGAAGATGAACGTTGGGAAAAAGAGTTTGAGCTAAAACTATATGACTCCCAGACCAGCAGAATGAGAACTGGTGATGGCGGTGGAACTTATGCCAAACAACAAGTTAAAGATGCCTTCGGTAATGTAGTTGGATATTTCGATGCCACCTCAGGTAAAACCACCCTTTATGAGGAACCTTCGAGTAAGTCACAAACAACCACCGTAAACGAAGGCGATCTACGAAATGAAATCAGATCTGCGTGGAAACAGGGATTCACGGCCGATCAGCTTAAGACAAACCTATCAGGAGTCTCAACAGATAAAGGTAAAAATGCCACTCAAATAATCGATGATGAATGGCAGCTAAAGACCCAGCCAGGAGTGATGGGATTCTTAAGACGCTTATTTACACCCGGGGTTTAAAACATATGGATAACTTTTTTAATCAAATTAAGAAAAACATAACCTCGTCAATTCAGAATACGAGTCAAACACTTGGTGGCATTTTTGGGAAAGCTCAACAAAAATTCGGCGACTTGATTAAGCCATTAGTTCCTGAGCAATCGGAATTTGCAATTCCAGGTCCAACCAGTGGATCGTACAAACCCTTTAAAAGTATCTATGTTGAGGCAGCAGCACAGACTTTGGGTTTAGGCGACCGAGATACTGATGTTTTAGAACGACTCCCCAGTGCAACAGTTGGAGCATTAAAGGGTGCTGGTGATGGTTTGGCTCAAGCACTTACCTTTGGCTGGTGGAATCCCGAAATCAAATATGCAAACGATATTGAGAAAATGGCTGGAGATATGACTGAGGTTGAATTTAATGTCCTCGGTACTATTGGAACCTTTGTCGTTGGTGGCGGGCTGGTCCAGGGAGCTCTCAAGGGTGTTCCTCTACTTGCTAGAGTCGCAACAGTAGCTCCAAAGACATTTAGCCTGTTATCAAATGGGCTTACTTTTGCAGGACTGACACAACTTCAAAAAGAAGAATCATATAAAAACGCACAGCAAAGAACGAAAGACTTTGTTAGTGACTTTGCCTTGGGTGGAGCTTTCTCTATTGCCGGAATGAAACCATCTTTTCTCAAATCCTCCGCGATCATTGGACCGGCCACATATGTAACATCCCTGATTAAAGGTGAATCAGCCGAAGATGCTCTTAAAAACACGGCAGCCATGATGGGATTACACTCTCTCAATTTTGCAGTAGCCAAGTACCTTCCCAACAAACCAGCCATAGAGAAACAAATCGAAAAAGTGGCTAGTGAGCAGTTGAAGATTACCAAAAACCAAGCCCTGGAATATTTAGGAGTGAATGAAAAAGCAACCGCAGACCAGGTTAAGCAAGCCTGGAAAAATAAAGTAGTCGGCATAACTAAGCAATTCCCAGCTCAGGCCCATCAAACACCTCAGGAAATGACACAGTTTAACCAGGCTTGGAACACCGCTAACAGAGCTTATGAATTCCTGGCAAAAGTGAGTAATCCTACTGGCTACACCGGAAAATCCTTCAGGCAAGAATTTCAAGATCTTTATTATGATCTCTGGAAAAATGTCCCTGATAAACGCGCCATTATTGTCAGAGCTGTTCGTAATATGCCGGCAGGTTTATCAATTCGAGCTACCTTAAACGATGCACAACGAAGCGAAATCGTGACATCCCTTGGAGGACAAGAAGCAAAAACTAGACTCGGTCGAGTTGCGGAACTAACTGACGCTGATTTAGTGACAGTGGCTATGGAAAATAAGATACCAGTCACTCCTTCAAAAGGAGGCGCACCTGAAGCAACTGAGCTAAGTGTAGAAACATATAAACATGGCACTCCTGTTCCCGAAAAGATCTTAAAGGAAGGATTCAGTTTGGCGGATTCTGGAAAAACGAGTGGTTATGGCGGTGTAATGGGTAAGGGCGTTTACTTGGATCTTACACCAAGAGGTGAAGGAGCAAAATTATATGGAACAGTAATAGATACAAAGGTTAAAAAAGGATTAAAACTTTTCAATTGGTCAGGCAAAATTGATGAGCTTTACACTGAGGCGACTAAGTACGGTGATCCCGAAAAAATTACAGAGATTCTAAAAAAGAAGGGGTATGACGGTGTCAAAGGCTTAAACCAGATGGTCATTTTTGATCCACAAAATGTAGTACCCCTAGTTGATGGCAAGCCCTCCGTTCCACTAAGCACATCATTCTCCGTTTTAGATCAAAAAGCGGCCAAAGCTGCCGAAATACGAGACAAATATCGAGTTCCTGGTGAAACCGAGCTTGAAAAGCTTGAAAGTACTGATAAGGATGTATCGCAGTCAACGCTGATTCAAAAACGACGTCAGGGTCAAATAGTTGCCTCAGAGCAATCTCGAGCTGATGAAGTGAAAGATCCACCGCCCGGTAGTCCTCTCAGACCTCCACAGGAGTCCTCTATCGAATCTGACCCACCATCCCCAGATGGAAGTGCATTAAGTCAGATAGATGCGATGGTAGGGAAACTCTCACCAGCCGCAAATCTCTTGGACAAAGCTAAAAAAGCTATTCAAGTTTTCCCTCGTCTTTTTACCGATCGCTTTGCTCCTATCCGAGAATTTGAAAACAAGGTAAGCAAACTTCAAGGGAAGCCAATCGATATTAACTCCAGTCCATATATTGGTGCCCGAATGTACGCTGGACGCTTCGGCATTGTAGAAGGCAGTTTCCGAGACCTCTACACCGCCCTTCAACCCGTTAGAAAACTGCGGGCAGACTTTACGCGATATGTGCTTGCACAAAGAACTGCTGAACGAGCAGCTAGGGGTATTGAAAATCCGTTAGAAGTATCTCAAGATACTGCAGAAAAAGCACTTCAAGAACTGAAGGCTAAGGTTGGTGACAAAGCATTCCAGACATTTCAGCAAGTTGGTAACGGAATGCAGAATTGGGCGGTTAAGGCAATTTTGGAGCCAATGAAAGACGCTGGTATTTTAAGTAATAATGCCTTCAATGCAGTTGTAGAGAAAAACAAAAACTGGCTCCCATTCCATGTTCTGGAATACATACCAACTCTGGAAGAAGCAGACAAGATGGCAGTCGGTTCGGAAACTTTTTCAGTAAGTAAACAAGGGGTAGTGAGTGCTCTTGAAGGAACGGATAAAGTTATTCGGGATCCATTTATCTCGGTAATAGATAATCTCACGAAAGCAGTCAGCCTAGTTGAGCGAAATAAAGTAGCCCTGAAACTCGTAGAGCTACGCAAGACCCACCCCGATGCGACCAAAGGATTGATCAGGTTTCTTCCCAATAAAGAAAATGTCCCACAGGATTGGGAGTCAATTAGTGTATTTATCGGTGGTAAGGTGACCCGCTGGGCTGTGCCAAAAGAATTGTCTGAAGCCATGCACGCCATGAGTCCAGCAGAAACAGGCTTGATGGGTAAGTTGGTCATGTTGTCTTCAAAAGCATTCAAAGCAGGTACAACCACTCTCTATTTTCCTTTCACCCTCTCCAATGCAGTCCGTGATTACCAAACCGCCTCGATGGTTTCCAAATATGGCTTTAACCCTGCAGTATGGTTGTCAGGATTCAAAGATGGTTTCCGCTCGGCATTTAAATGGGAGTCTAAAGCATACGACGAATTTATGAGAAACCAAGGTGGCTATGGTAGCTACATCGAGTCAACCAAAGGTTTAGCAGTTGCCTCTGAACAATTATTCCGACCCAGATGGATGGAAAGGACAAAGGCGGTCCTCAATCCATTTGAGTTGATAGGAAACTTTTCCGAAGCTATCGAACTTGCTCCAAGGTTGGGAATTTATAAGAAGGCGCTCAGTAAAGGAGCTACTCCCCTCGAAGCAGCATTTGAAGCCCGAAATGTCACAGTCGACTTTGCCAAAGCAGGTGTTGAAGCACGGCTGATAAATATGTGGGTGCCGTTTGTTAACGCTCGATGGCAAGGACTGCTGAACGTAGCTCGTGTTATGAAAGATAATCCGATCCGGACGACTGCGAGGGCTATAGCCTTAACTGTTCTCCCTGGCATTGCCACGTATTTCTACAACGTAATGAACCATGAGGAATTGTGGGATGACATTCCACAATGGGCTAAGGACACCTACTTCATTGTTATTGTTGGCGAAGATAAAGACGACGAAGGCAATCGAGTACCAAAAGTGGTTCAGATTCCTAAAGGCGATGTCGGAGCGATCTTTTTTAACCCTCTAATGTATGCCTTCGAATATGTCCGTAAACAGGAACCGCAAAACCTCTTTAAACTTGGTCTGGAGTGGATGAGTCAATTGGCTCCGGTTCCGTTCACCAGAGATGGCGAACTTTCAGCTCAAGCTTTCTTCTCTGGGGCGCTTCCTCCAATAATACGCACACCAGTTGAAATCGCAACCAACACAAACTTCTTTACTGGTTTTCCTGTTGTTCCCAGAAGGTTAGAAAAAGTAGCACCATCTGAGCAATACGACAGCAGAACGCCCGATTTAGCCATCACAATCGGTCGCGCACTCGGTGTAAGCCCGATGAAGCTTACCCACGCCGTTTACGGGCTTACAGGAAGCCTGGCACGCGAGCTGTTAAGCCCTGCAGATGTTCTTGGACTCACAATGGATCGTTTTTATAGAACACACGGTGGTGAGAAGCAACGCATTGCCTGGGACATTAAATACGATGCTGAAGTTGGGTATAACACAACTCGTTTACAAATGAAGAAACTGGTAGAAGAAGGTAATCTCCAAGAAGCGCAACAAATGGCACTACATTGGAATGAGGAGGCTGAAAAACTGATACCTCAGGTTGTGCCACTGCTCATGAAAGACGATCCAAAAGAAGCAGCCTTATTTCAAAGCAGCATTACTTTTAATGCAAGCGATTTGCAACGCTTACTAAAAACAACTCTGCCTGGTGGAATTCCCCAAGAAACTGACGGCAATAAACAGAAATCACCACTTATTCCATTGAAGCCGGAGGCTAGTTCCGGAGACAATCAAAGTATCAAGAGTCTCATTTATAGATAAACAGCTATGTCAGATATAACAAGACCAATAGAACCATTTGAGTTAAACCAAGGCTTTGGAGAGAATCCTGCAAATTATGCCAGATTTGGACTGAAAGGACATAACGGCTGGGATTTAAAAACTAAGTTTCCAGATACACCTCAAGGTTTTAGAAATATTCTGTCTTCTTGGCCGTCCAAATTTTATGCTCAAGGCAACGAAGGCAATGATGGCTTCGGTCTGTACTTTGAAGTAATTATCCAGCTTTATAACACTTATAAATTAACTTACGCCCACTGTAAGTCTATTGAGAGTTTCGAGAATAAGAACGAAGGTGACGCGATGGCTATTAGTGACAATACTGGCAACAGTACCGGCAGTCACCTGCACCTGACAGTGAAGCGAGGACAACTTTCAAACGGTAAATTCACAAGCGATAACTATAGCAATGGCTACTTTGGAGCAATTAACCCACAAGAATTCTTTGACGAGCTAAGGAAGTATAAAAAAGAAAAAGGAGTGACTTCCACCCCAGAGGGATGTTTAGTTCCAAATACTCCAGAATGGCGTACTAAATACGAGCAAGTTATTACTTCTGCCACAAAATGGGCAGAGACACTTAAGATTTTAGAGATAACAGATGACCCTAGCACTACCCCCAGCGACAGAATTAAGAGTGTACTTGCAGGGTATAAAAGTCGTGAAACTGACCTATCTAACAAGCTAAACGAGAAGTCTAACGAGCTTGACAAAGCCAACCAGGAGATTAGCAACCGCGTAGAACAAGTTGGCAGACTCGAAAAGGATTTGCTAGAGAAGGAAAAGTACTACAAAGCCCTGATTGACGCACTAAATAAACAGCTCAAAAATGGCTCAGATGCGCTCCCCTTGGCTCAGGCTCGTATAGGGGTATTGGAAGGCGAGCTAGATGAAGCTAATAAAGCCAAGGGCAGAGCTCTCAACGATGCACAGCAATACAAAGGTCAATTTGAAGCTTGTCAAAAAGGTACTCTTATTCCGACTCCGCAATTGATTTTTTCTCTCGTGGTTCAGTATTTCAGTAATAAATTACCTAAAGGAGGTGAAAAATTATGATAGTTACCAGCCCTAAATATCAGCTGACAATTGACGACCTTAAGAAACTTGGTACAGGTCTAGGAATTGCACTACTCGGAGCAGCTTTAACATATTTGACAGAACAAATTCCCAATATCGACTTCGGTCAGTGGACTCCGATTGTTGTTGCTTTCTGGTCAGTTGTTGTCAACACAGTCAGAAAATGGTTAACAGAAGGTGAATATATTGAGAACTAA